GTATCACCTCCTAACAAAGCTGTCAGCTTGTCTAACATATCCATAAGCCTACTCAATGGGTCTTCAAGTGTAGGATACTTGTGCGAGCTTTGGATAGCAGACATAATAGCTGCTGCTATACTTATATCAGACGCTAATGTGTCTATATTGTCATACCCTATACTGTCAAGTATAGATGTAACATCCATAGCTTGACCCTCTATGCCGTTCAAAATGTCCTGCACAAGGTTTGTACGCTCAATGAACTGTGCGTAATCCTGTACATCTTTTACTTTCAGACCGTCGTCAGTACTTACTAATAGACCATATGTGTCTTTTAGTGCAGTGAACTCATCTGGTACACCTAAACTCGTAGCATTGAACAGTGTTGGGCGTAGTGTCTCACTACTGCCCTTTAACTGCTCTAACAACTGTGCTACACTACTTATATCTGCTTTATTCGTAATAAACATTGCTTATCCTTATTCTGCTTCTACTCTATCTTTAAGTACTTGCAATAAAGCCCCTACTCTTGCAAATCCTCCTACAATAGCGTTATACTGCCCTGCTTTGTTAATGGACGCTACGAGTTGAGACAGTAAAGCACCGTCGCTATCCAAATTAGTAACATTATCGTAACCCAAAGTATGCAATAGCTGTGTGTAAGAGAAACCCTCCTCGACATCTGCGCCATCTTCAATGTCTGTTAAAAGGTTTTGAAGTTGGATTTCATAAACTATATCCTTACTTAGGTTTAGAGTATAAATGTCCTCTACCTCATCATACGATAGAAGCCCATACTTATTAAGGAGGGCATCGAAGATTTCTTGACCCTCGCCCTCTTTAATTCCCTCTAACAGCTCAACTGTTATGTTGTTTGCTTTCTCTCCATTTTGAATGTCGCTTTTTAGTTGTGCCAATGCCTCGATTACTTGATTGTCAGTTATCGCTTTCATGTGTTATCTCCTTATAATTTAATTATCCCAACTGTGGGGTTAAGCCATATGCTCTTGTGCCGTATTTGAAGTTGATATATCCAGCTTCATACAATCTTTTAGCCCAAGCTCCTCTAAGTCCACCATCACCCATTCCGTTTGCATCGTTACCACTAACAGGAACATATACTCTAACCTCACTAAGCGTTGCATTAGAATACATAGTTCCGTTTACAGAACCACCTACGATTGTTAAATAACCATTGAATTGTGCATCGTATGAGCTTATGTTGCCTTTATACACTCCATCAACATACACTCTTGTCTTCAAGTCTGATGTATCGTGGAGTAAACAGAAATGATGAGGAGCACTTGTAAACTTAGACTGATCAAGGCTTACATATCCACCATTTGCATGACCATTTTCAAAGGATACCCAGAACTTATCTGTAGTTCTCCATCCTACAACAAGACAATCATTGTTAGAATTGGAGTCTGAGAAACTTCCTAAGAAGTAATTTTGGTCTAAGTTCTCAGGTTGTACCCAGAAAGATATGATCCAATCTCGTTTACCTAACCATACACCATTTGAGTTGTTGTATGCTTTAAGGTAATTCTTCCAAGCTCTTCTTGCAAACCATCCTGTTTGATTCCATGATGCACCTTTTCTCCAAACGAATGTTCCAGCTGACATCTTTTGTTGCATCCACTCTTTATTCTTAGTTACTTCTCTTACAACACCATCAAGTGGTAGATAAAGAGTCTCTGTCCAAGAAGAGTGTCTCAATACATTATACACACTTGGAACCATACCTGTTGTTGTGTTAATGTAATTCTTACCAATGATAGCAACCTCATCTCTTGCCATCCACATGAATGTATAACCATCCATATATCCTGATAGTCTAATATCTCCACCTGCTTGTAAACATTTACAACCGTCAATGAAGGATACAACAGTGTTAAATGTAAGACCGTCATTGAACACCATGAAGGTATGCCCAATTAAGTGGTCTTGACTTCCATCACTTGGAAGTGGTCGCATATTCGCCTTTTTAACTCCGTTGTTAGTGAAATAAAACACCGGAGCAAGATTGATATTTCCGTTTGTATCACTGATAGTGTTCTCGCCAGTAATCGCTACCTTCTTAAAGCCTTGTGTGGCATTGTGATACATGGGGTAGAAAGTCCTCGCTTGTGGTAAATCACCTTTCCACTCTAAAACATTAGAGTTGTTCATTACAAGCTTAGCGCTTTGAGTGTCATCGTCATACTCTACAATGTTCTTGTCATACACATATAGCCAAGCGGTTTGCCCGTTCGTTCTCATGTAAAAGCCTCTATGTTTACCACCCTTAGCTTTATCTACCCATGCGTACTCCACCTCTGCTTTACATTCATCTGTTGGAAGATCATCGGGGAACTCATACACATTTTTAAATCTGTAACGCGCCTTGTAATCTCCTATTGCTGCTGCTAACTCTGTTGGAACTTTGTCATTTTCGGCATTGTCTATGCCCCTTATGTTCTCAACTACAAGCTCAAGATCAACTGTGAGTTCTGTGTCATCGTTGAACACGATTATCAAATCACCGTTTGTGTCGTCTCTCTTGAACTCTTTGATGTCCTTGTCTGACAGCGCCTTAACTTGATCCGCTACCGCTTTCTCACTGACAAATTCAGTGTTGGACGCATTGTCAGTATCTCTAACATCACCTCTCATTGGGGGATAACCTACTTTTAGCTCTGTGTCATTAGCAAGTGTAATGATGTATTGCATAGCTACATCGTCCTTGCTGTACGACTTAACGGTTCTTTCGGCTGCGTTGTCAATAGCCGTTCTTACAGCCTTCTCTGAAGGGAATATGTTGTCTTCTGCGGCATCAGACGCTCTGACGCTTTCAATGTGCGCTATAATGTCTATCCAAGCTATTTCAGTCTTGGATGTTCCGTCAGAAGAAGTAAATACTAACTTCTTATTGGCTGCATCGTTCTCAACTGTTTTAATGTTGTTAATGTCAACTGAAACAAGCTCATTCCCATCCTCGTCCTTAAGCTTCAAAGTGCCATTGTTGTATGTTCCGTCTTTTACATATATATCTACTACAACATCGTCAAGGTCTATGGTTTTCTTAGTGTCATCTGCAAATGTAATGGTTAAAGTATGTTCGGTCGTATCGGCTGTAAAATCCTTCACCAACTTAGCGCCTGTAACCTTATCTACCTTAGTGTTCAATGCTGTCTTAACTGCCTTGCTTGTAGCAAGTTCATCATCACTGTCATTTATATCGGTCTTTATAACTGTTTTATCTACTTTCTTGTCAAGTTCTGTTCTAACTGCTAACTCTGACGGTATGTCGTCATTTGTAGCTGTGGAACTGTCTCGTACCGCTGTAACAGGATCAATCTCGTTGAACGCTACCTCTAACTTAGTTCCGTCGTTCAACTCTATTATGTACTTACTGTTTGTGTCGTCCTTCGTATAGGACTTGACAAGCTTATCTTTGTTAGCCTTAACAGCCGCAGACACAGCTGCCTCTGTCGCTGCTTGTGTTGTACTTGCAGCTGTTGGATTAGCATTTACAGTTGTAACCAAATCAATTAAATCTGCGTACGCTATTTCAGTCTTAGTTGTACCGTCCGCCTTTGTAAATATTAGCTTCTTATTAGCCTTGTCGTTCTCGATAGTATCGACATTGTTAATGCTTATAGATACAAGCTCGTTGCTATTTTCATCTTTTAACTTCAATGTACCACTGTCGTACGTAGCACTATCTGCATGAATATCCACTGCTATATCGTCTAAATCTAACACTGTTTCAGTGTTGTCCTCGTACACTATGGTAATAGTGTGTTCTGTTGAGTCAGATTTAAACTCTTTAACAAGCTTTGCACCTGTTACAGCTGTGTGCTTCTTATCTAACTCCGTGCGTACAGCCTTCTCTGACGGGATTACAGTATCTTCCGCAGATGCACTGTCTCTCACTGATGTAACAATAACTCCGCCCTTGTAGTCCGCTGTGTATTTAGTTCCGTCTTCCAACTCTATGATGTATTTTTTATTTACATCATCAGTTGTGAACGACTTAATTGCAAGTTTAGATAAGTTATCTATTACAGTCCTAAGCCCATACTCTGATACTACCTCTTTATCAGATGCAGAGGTTTTATCCCTAATATCTTGTCTCACAGTAACACCACCACTTACATCTGTTTTAGTAAGTGTTACAGTCAATTTTGCTGTAGGAGAAGGGTTGTAATTCTGTCTAATAGCCTTAACTACGATTTGAGTTGAGCTATCTACACCATATAACCCGTATTTAACCTTTAGCACACCACCGCTGAACGATACCAACTCAAGTACGCCTGTATCTATGATATAGTCGTTCTCGGGATCGTAGTTGTCTATATTGATAGTCAGCTCTTCTCCTGTATCCAAATCAGTATTTGACGGTGTGGGTGTAAGTGTTGGTTCAGGTAGCGTATCTCTAGTTATATTTATTTTAAAGAATTCAGGCAAACCGTCATCCTGCGACTTAAATCCCCATACTCGTTTTACATCATCAGGTACAGATGTGGCATCAAATACTAACTTACCCGCATCCTCTGTCATAGTACCTGCTGATACAAACCATTTCCAAGCCATATTATTAGCCTCCTATTATAATTTGTTCATTTTGTGTGTCGTTAGCTGTAAAGACTAACGGCTGTGTTTGTGTACCTATAAGATATTGACCCCATTGTTGAAAATCCGTATCTTGCTTAGGCATATTATCGCATACAGGTGGTATGTAGAATGTCATCTCTTGACTATCAGGTCTCGTTTCAACATATCCTACATATTCACCTTGTGAATTCTTCTGTTCACTCCATTTGGATTTAAGCACCCAACGATTGACCTTTACAGGTATGTACAAGATTATCTTCTTGTTTACACGATCTATGTATGTGGACTTGTTGTCGTCATTCGTCCACACTATCTCGACAGGATAACACATGATATCTACAAGTTCTTGCGCCTTCCTTGCAGCGTCCTCTGTACAAGATAGAAAGTTGCGAAACTCCTCGTACATCTTCTTAGCGGTGCATAACGAACTTGACATCTGATCTAAAAGACTCTGTGCCTTCTCTACTTTACATTCTGCAAGTTTTAACTCTTCATCCGCCTTGTTGTACTTGCATAATGTAGTCTCTGTCAGACTCTTTAGATTAGCTACATCGTGTAGAAAGCATCCGATTTGATCTACAATAGTAGCTACCCTTTGCACTGCTATTACATTATCGCTTACCTTCTCTATGTCCTCTCTATAATTCGTCATAGGGAGAATATCATCGGACAAGTCGAGTAACTTCTTCAACTCTTGAACATTATCTGCTAAAGTTTTAATGTTGGGATTGTTCATCAGCTCGTCATAGACATCATGCACTGTGCGTGTAGAGTCGTAAGGAAAATCCTTCGCCGAAATTTTAGTCAATGTCTGCTGTGATCCATCTGGGAGTGTAACTATCTCAGTTCCTACTCCGAGTAGGAGCTGTTCCATTCCAATTTTTGTATAAAATGGTACCATTTAGTTACCTCTTTTAGCTTTTATAAGTGCTACTGCCTGTTGATACCTACTATTCAACAAAGTAGCTTTGTTTACATTCTCCTGATTACTGTTATATAGTAATATATTTGAAGCTGCATACCACCGTAAGGCATATAACAACTCCATCTTTTTATAAGGGTATTCCGGTATTTGACTACCTTCCACCATAAATTCAGGAAGATAAGATAATACAGCTTTGAATTGTACTACCTTTGGTAGCCATACCATTCCTAAACCTGTGGTTAACTTATCATCTATAACAACTCCGCTTACAGACCCCTCTGATGTGTCGCATTGCTGTATCACATACTTTGCAGCCGGATTAACAAGCGTAGGGTAAGGTCTATACTTATTTCCGTCTTTATAAACGGCTAATAGTTCCGACCCCTCCTCACTTCTCATCATTGCTCTTATGGAGTCTATATCACAAGTCTGTGGTGAGTAAGGTGTAATACCATCATACTCTGAAATCTCTTTTATAGGCGTTTTATCTTTGAATTCGATAATTCTTACCGCTTTACTCGGTAATTTAAATTCATCTGCTTTTTCTTCAAGGGTAACGACACCCTCCCTAGCAAAGAGAGTGTCGTCAATAGTAAGAAGATGTAAAAGTCCATCATTTATTTCACGGATAATATCACTGTCAGCATATCGCTGTCGTCCGCCTACACTTTCATTAGCATCTCCTACTATTACCCTGATGGCTTTGATTAGATCATTTACGCTTTGATACATAACTGTTATCCAAACATATAAGTCTGGACTCCTAATTCAATGCCATCTACTACAAGAATAACTTGACCTGATGTCGCCTGATCTGCCATAGCTGTAATCTCGACTGTAATATCATAAGCAGTATCTACATACTTATTTAACTCTTTTACAGTGGTCTTACATACAGTATCAGACGCATTAAGAGAAGCGAATAATACATCTCCGTTTGAGTCAGTTACTTTCATTGTAGTATTTTTATTGTATGGGTCAACTATGACAGCTGTAATAGTTTTAATAAGATGCCCTGCGGCTACTCTTATAACTTTTACAGTGTCATCTTTTTTCAAATATACATCTCCGCTTACGGGTACGATATTACCATGTTCGTCTGTGGTAACACCGTTTTGATATACAATAGTTCCCGGTTGCTTTACTGAGACCTGTCCTGTGATAGCTATAACAGGGTTCTGATTGTTGTTTTTATCTCTGTTGATAAGATTGTAATCTGTTGCCATTGTTTACTCCTATGCTCTTTTACCGATATAGTATTCGATATGTATCATACCAAAATTATAATCGGTTACTTTAGTGGCATAATTGCCATTATGTTCTTTGTATTTTACAGGAGCTACATTCAAAAATGCTCTGAGTACAGACTCAGAAAATTCTTTGGCATCATATTCTTCATAGACATAATCAGGAGATGCACCTGAAGCTAATCTAAGAGCAGATTGTCCGATTATAACACCTCTTCCTATGAGGTCTGATTTTACATCAAAACCTTTTTCTCCCGTAATTTTCCCATTTTTATTCATAAATCTAAATCCCGGTAGCATTACACCTGAACCACCGAAATTTCTGCTTACCATAAATCCATGAGCCATTGGAACAGTTACAATATCTAGGTTTCCGATAGTACCGATATAACCTCTGATATTTCTGTTTTGATTACCTCTTACATCACTGTGTTTGATAAGCTCTTGGAAATCTGCATCTTCTCTAACTAGAATTGGAAATAGTTGATCTACAAGCAAGGTGTATCTACCTGATGCAGTTCCCGGAATTAGTGGCAATCTCGTTTCTGTTGTTCCTGAGCTAAAGCCCCAACCCATTTGACAAACTTCCTCTATCTTTCTTAAGAACGATAGTGATGGTTTATCGGCACTTGTCAATGCTGTTGTAGTACCTTTTCCGTTTGGTCTGATAACATGAGTAGGCTCACAACCTACCAAAAATCCTTGAAACGCATCGGAAAGCGTTTGAGAGTAAAATCTTGTATTTAGATTTGCAAGTTGGCTCATTGCGTAAGTATGTTTTGTGTTGTTTACTTTATCCCACGCCGACGCTTCAACTCTCCATCCGTTGTCTCTTACAAAACGATAGAAATTAAGGTGGAGTTGATCAGAGAAGTATTTTTGGCTCTCCCCTTTTCCAATCGCTCTTTGCTTACCAACGATAGGAGGATTTGACAAGAAGCCATCAAAATCAAATATAACACTCTGCATAGCGTTACTGTTCGTAAATGAACTTCTATATATAATAGATTGAGCTGAATTGCCTACATAGCCTCTGAACAGATTAGCTCTGTCATTGGCAGCAATCACCATTTGTTGCTTGACCCATCTTTTTCTCTCTAAAGGGTCATTTAAATTTAGTTGCGATGTTTGGTTTACACTGTTATTTGCGGGAGCAAAGCTTCCGTTATCTGGTGTATATACAGGTGGCATTTTTAACCTCTTTCTAATTTATTTTGCTCGGCAAGGTCAGAAATATAAAGTCAGAAATATTCTGTTAAATCTACATCATTACCAACCTTCCTTTGGATTTGTTTTATATCCTCGTCTGTTAATGGTATATCATCCATCGTTGCCCTTACAGGGTCGAACTGTGGAGTACCGCCGTTATTATCGTTCTCATCTGTACCGCTGTTATTATCGTCAGTGCCTTGTGGCTGCTGCGGCTGTTGCTGTTGTTGTGGCTGCTGTTGAGACTGCTGCTGTTGCATCTTTATAGCGTTCTCTAGCGTCTCCCTATACTCAGCTACTTTTGCGTTAAACTCCTCGCTTTTGAGGGCATTATACTTATCAGCAAACTCAGTCGGGTTATTCACTGACAACTCCTGTAACTCCGGAGTCATCTCAGGCACTACAATCAACTTACTTGCATAGGCTTTTACAGCCTCATCTATAAATGATGGGTTGTCTTGTGTCATCTCTCTATCCTTTCATATATTAAAATATGAGTAGTATAGCTAAATAACTGCCAAATTGCAAGGAGGTTAGCATAAACAGTATTAAAAGTCAATGGAGATTTTGTTCTGGAGGTGTTTTAAGGGCAGGATAAGGAGGCGGAAAACCTACCCCAAAACTAAAAAGTGTATGGTTCTATAAAGTAAAATGTATAAACTTGAATGTATTATAGCCCATTTTTGATATAATGTCAATAGTTTTGAACAAAATTTTCACAAAAAGGATTAAAAATGTTAGATAACCTCATAGCTCAAATGGAGAATGGTTTTACAGTAGATAGCGGAGAGCTACGCAGAGCAATAACCCGCACATCGCAGGAAAGCCTTGCGACGATCATCCATAGTCTAAAATCAAAAATTGATGAAGGCAAACTCAACAGCGACTCCCTCGTTCGTACAGCCTCTCTCATAAGACAGATCACCAAAGAGTTCGGAGGTGATACAGATGCCGTCAGCAATACCGAACTAAGCCGCTTTAAGGGCTGTCTTCGGCTTGTATGAAGGCGGGTTCACCCCTTTTGATGCCACTTGGTTATGGGAGTTGTACTCTCATAAAGTAGATTGGGAGGTTATGGTAAGGCCTCCTAAGACAGATGTAGAGTTCATCAACAGGTATCTACCTAACAAACTATGGAGAATGAACGCTTTATATACTATTAAAGATAAGCGAGGCAAACTCCGCCGGTTTGTAATGAATGAAGCTCAGCATATAGTATATAGTGAACTACTATCCCACCCCCGATTGATCATATTGAAGAGTCGTCAGAGGGGTATATCAACCTTCATGCTTCTTAATTACCTCGATCGTGCTATCTTCTACGACGGTGTAGAAGGCGGTATGATGGCTCAGGGTGAAAAAGAAATGGAAAACTTATTCGATAAAGTCAAATTAGCGTGGGAAAATATGCCTAAAGAGGTGATTGAATGGCTCAAAGTCAGCACGGTCAAGGACAATACAAAGACCTTTGAGTGGAGTAACAGGAGCAAGTTATACATCCAACTCTCGTTCAGGTCTGGAACATTACAGATGCTTCACATCTCCGAATACGCCAAAATCACCTCAAAATACCCTGACAGAGCAGATGAAACAAGGTCGGGAACTTTACAGGCTATATTGCCTGATATGATGAATTGGATCGTCATAGAGAGTACAGCAGAAGGCGACAACGACTTTAAGTATATGTGGGATAGTGCGGTAGAGGATGGAGGGGGAGGAGTCGGCTCATTCCACCCTGTCTTCTTATCTTGGTTATCAGATGCGGACTGTGTATCTGATGACAGAGTGGAACTCGATAATGTAGGTAGAGAATACTTCAAAGAGTTAGAAGAGAAGGTAGGTAAAATAGATGACCGCCGTAAATGGTGGTGGGCTATCAAATTTAAAGAGTTAGGCAGGTCTCTTGACCTCATTCTCAGAGAATATCCCGCAGTACCTGAGGATGCCTTTTATACCTCAGTTGAAGGCACATGGTATAAGAATGAATATCAGTTCCTTGTGGGAGCTGGTCGATTTGGCTGTCGTATGAGTGATTTATATGACCCTGATTACAAGGTCTGTATCACCTTTGATTTAGGTGTCGATGATTATACCTCTATACTTTTTAGTCAGCACGGAAGCCGTGATAGATACCTCTTATATAAAGAAGGTGGCGATCGTCCTATCTCGTGGTGGCTAAAAGCAATAGATGACGAGTTAAATGATCGTAATTGGGAAGTCGGGTTGGTTATATTGCCTCATGACTCAGTGGCTCGACATATTTCTGCTAATGAGACGGTATATACCCAAGTCGGAAGGTGGGCAGCTCAAAAAGGCGGTTGCCGTGTTATCGTTCTCGATAAACCTCATAGAATAGTTGATCACATCAACAGAGTCAGGGAGTTAGTACCTCGTATGTATTTCAGCACTGAGTGCGGATTGATGAGACTCACACTCCAAAATTACAAGAAAAAGTATGATAAAATCAATAATGTATATACCGATAAGGATGTACATGACAGATGGTCTCACCCCGCTGATTGCCTCCGATATAACTGTCAGGCTAATTGGCTCGGAATTATCAAATCCAATGCTGAATTTATGTATAGATACGGATATTTCGGGCTTGATGACGATACTTACGATAATGAGACCATTAAAGACGGTCTTGCTCTCTAATCTTAAACAAATAAATTAACCACAAAAATTCCTAAGTACGGACTAAGATTGCAGTGTTTCTGCATTAATTAATCCGTACTTAAATTAGGACTCTTTTTATCGCCTTTCTTTCTCTTCGTAATTCTGTAAATAATAAAAATTCTCTGTTACCGTTTAAGGTTGGAGTGGTCGCACCCCTATATTTTAATCGGTGCTAAAAAATGCACTTAAGGGACTAAATCCGGGACTAAAGTACCTAAAATTTTGCTTGTGCTTGGATTTTTTAGTCCCAAAACGATTTCTTAAAGTTCACATTTAATGTATATTTAAATATAGTTATACTCAAAGCTTAAATTTTAAATATTAAAGATATAACCTTCCCCGCTAATTCGTGTTTTTGGGACTAAATTTTCACCTTAAAAATACACCGTTTCGTAGAGGTTAATTATATTTTACTTTCGCATCTACTAAAAGTAAAGTATAATTAACTTCTGACACTTTAAGGTTGATTTTGCGAAAAATGACATCCCTATTTTTAGGGATTTAATTTAGTCCCGGATTTTGCACCTTAAACAAGCACCATTTAAGTTTATAACTTTAAAATAACCTTAGTACCTTAATTTGTACTTAATTACCTGAAAAATAGTAACAAAATTACTACTAAGGTATTATTAAGTGAATTTTTAGCTCTTTGGTGTATTCTTAAAATCTCCTTAGTACACTTAAAGTTACCTTTGCTACACTTAAAGTTAGCTTTGGTACACTTAAAGTTAGCTTAGTACACTTATAACTACCTTAAAAAATCTGTTTTGGGACTAAAATTTTCTTAAGCACCGATTTAGTCCCAAGCGTGTATTTTGGCTTTAATTTAAGCTTAAATCCCCAAATTTAGGCGTTTGTATGTGGTTGGGTTAGCGCCTCCCTCTATATTTTCCCTTGCCACTCCCCTACCCGCCGTCATTTTTGCGCTGTTTTGTATATACATATATAGGGCTTTGATAGTGAGGTTTTTTGCTTAAGTCCAAATCAAGTATAGTTAAGTACCTAAATTTAGGGGTTCAAATGAGGGCATAATTTAAGCCTTATTTTTACGCCGTTTAATGTACCTAGCTTGAACGCATTTAAACGAAATGAGAAAATTAATATCTTGATATAGGGTATGACATAAAACCTCTTAAAATTGATTTTGGCTTGTGCTATACCCAAAATCGGGGGTAAATACCTAAATTAAGGGGTTTGGTATGGGGGGGTCTGTTTTAGTCCCGGATTTAGTCCCGGTGGCTAATTGCCTAAATTTGGGGCTTATGACCTACTTTTAAAATTGTTTTGGGACTAAAGAACCTAAATTTTCCTTCCTTCACGGCTGAGGGCGTGAGGCTTACCGGGGGTCTCAACTTTTTTTGTTTATACATGTAAAGTAAGGAAATTTAGTCCCGAAAACTGAACATTTCACCAAAAACGCACCTAAACTTAAAGTAAATAAAACATTACCTTCTTACCAAAAAGGCAAATAAAGCTGACATTTAGCCACTTTGTCAATTTAATATTACCCCGTTTAAGCTTCCAAAACAAATTAACCTGTAATAAAAGGTAATATTAAACAGAAATGCACCGACACCGACACACGCTAAAATACACCTAAGCACGGATTAAAATACACTAAGCACGGATTAAAATACACTAAGCACGGATTAAAATTAAATCCTCTAAAATTTGCTTAACTATGTGTTAAATTAACTATGCTTATGAAAATACGCTATATTACATATATGTTTATACATAAATCAACTTAAACGAGAGGTAATTAAAGAAAAAAACGATTATTTTTATAAATTTTTATCAAATCATTACTATATTTAAGCGTAGATTAATATTACTTATGTGATAATACTTTCACGGTTAAGCAAATAACCAAATCAAACAAAAAGGATTGAAAATGAGAGAGTTACGAGAACTTGTAAGAGCCGCTAAAAAAGTTGGCATCGAATTGCCTAGAGTTAGAAAGGCTACATTTTACGGTCTTATGATCGACAATGTAGCATGTGAAGGGATAATCGATGTGCAAAATTGCTTTATAGCGATTTTGATAGAGAGACTAAAAAGCCATTATAATATCAAATGGACGATAAAACCAAGTAAAGAGATAACAGACCCTGATATATTAGAGTCAGGTACTCTATCATTCACTTTACCCGATGGAGACGATAAAACCCTTGAATACGATGTGATAGAGTGGGATGCAACAGAGAACATAATCGCCGCTCATTGGAGCAAAGGAGGGGTGCATAGTCAAGACCCTGATTATGTGGGTGATAGATGGGACGAGATCATAAACGCTATTTGGCTATGCTTCAATAGCATGAGGCCATATCTCCATACTCTAATCATCGATAACCTCGAAAACACAAGGAATTATGAGTACTGCAAGAAATATGCAGCGCTCAACCTTCCGGAAGCGGAGGTAAAAGAGGAGACACAAGAGATAAACGGAGACTTAAAATGATAATAGGTAAATTAAGAAAGTGGATTAATCCACGCAAAAGCGAATGGCAACAACTCGAAGCGTCTCAAATCGAGGTCAGTATAGAACTATTTGATAAAAACGATGACGAGGCCTATATAAAAGAGGTTTTTACCTCCTTTTTGGAGGATATATTTTACTGTTCTAAGCTACCAGAACAGTATCATATCATGACAAACAGTCATAAAAAGTTGTTTTTAGTACCTAAAAATGAGGTTAATAGTGAACCGCTTGACCCAAAAGTACTAAAATGGCTTAACAGCCGGATTTTGTACTATTTGGTGAAGATAGAAAAGCGCCTCAAAGTAAAAGAGGTGATTTCAAACACGCCGCTAAAACCTCTTTTAGCGAAGAAATCGGCGTATCTTGTAAATACGCTTTTACCTGTAACATTTCCCGAAAATTTATTCGTGGAAAGAGGCGATCGAAACGAGGTTATAGCCCACCTCAAAAAGGAGTATGAAGAGATAGACAGAAGACTAAGACAACACAAAAAGGAGCTTCAAGACAAAACTATAATTGTTTTATCTAAAAAATTTAATGATGACATAATTAGAATAAATGATTATGTTAACAGCTTGTAAGGCTTTTTAGGGTGCTATTTTATAGCATCCTGTAAAGGTCTTATGACCTAAAACACAATAAAAGGATACACAATGAAGGACACAAACAACATGAAGGAACTTACAGTAGGTACATTGTTAACCATGACAGCCCGTGAGATAATGGGGTTAACATGGCATCAAAACCAGATAAAGGCGGCGGATTGGGCTTATGAGCTTATCGCTTATAAAAAAGATGATAGTCAATCGGTTTTAGAGGAGGCCTATAAACATCTAAAACATTTAAAGAGGGTTTTAAAGGTTTTGGAGAAGCAAAAGGCTATAAAAATAAATCTATTTCCATTCAAGGACGATAATTATATAGCAGGGATAGGAACATACGATAGAAAAGTAGATTTACAAAAAGAAATCGACTTATATTATCCCAATCAGTATGAAGCCGAGAGTTGGAAGAGTATGTTAAACAAACAGATAAAAGCAGTAAAGAAAATAAAAAAGTTATATGACAGAACTATATATCTTCCTGTAATGGAGGATTAACAGCCTGTAAGGCTTTTTAGGGTGCTATTTATAGCATCCTGTAAAGGTCTTATGACTTAAATAAATACAATAAAGGATTAAATATGCTAAAAGCGGCTAGAGAAATTAAAAAATTGTTTCCAGTTAAAGAGCATAAAGAGATTATGTTTAATATTATTAACGGTGATTGGTTTGCCGTCAATAACAAAATAACTATCCAAAAAAATAGCGCTTCAATAGTACCGGTAGCGGGTAGTTTGAAGGAGTTTATAGACAAAGGGGATACTCATTTGTATCAAAATCAGCCCTTTAAAATGTTTTACCCTAGAAATAGGGTATTCAGCAATAAGTTAAATCCAATCGATTTAAGGTTATTTACGCCTTTTATCGATACACGATCACCAAAACAGGAGTTAAGATATATACTCCTTAATGCTACTCCTACATTTACTAATGTAGTAGCAACAGATACGAGAGTATTAATAAAATACGATATATTTAATGAAGTATCTATTGTTAATAAAACAAAAATCTTAATACCTCTTTTTATTGCTAAATTAGGCTATATAGAAGAGATATACAGCGATGAAAAAGCTGTAAAGTACCATGTTAAAGCCTATAAAGGCGGTGATATTTATACTATAACATGGGATATTTCCAATATAACCATGAGTTATCCAAATTACGAGAGAATAATTCCCCACACTCCAGAACATATTACTACCATAGATATAAAAGGGTTTGCAACATTAAAAGCAACTCCGCTCAAAACAGATCATGGAAGTAATATATTAAGATTTAGTGCATCGGGATCAAAAGATATAACAATAACCGATAAATACGAGAGTTTTAACATAACACCTATAACACCGTTAGACGGCACATTAAAAGGTAATATATACCTACTACCAAAACACATCAAACGGTTAAAAGGTAATTTCGATATTAAGAAAACCGAATATGTTTTAATGCTAAAAGATCAAAATTTTACGATCTTATCCGCCTTTGAAGACTAATAAGTAAGGCTTTTTAGGGTGCTATCCGTAGCATCCTGTAAAGGTCTTATGACCTAAAACACAATAAAAGGATTGAACATGAACAAATATAAAGAAGAAATAGAGAACAGGATTGAAGAAACTCTAAATAAAGAGTTATCAAAAGAGGTTATAACAAAAGCTTACTACAATATATCTATGACTCCAGAGGAAAGATATAAGAATGAACATGCTAGTTTTAAGTATTCTGTTTTAAATGCTTTTAATACCCTAGTTAAAGATGTAAGAGAGGACAATAAAGAAGAGTTTATCAAATTATTTGATAAGTTTTACAGCGGTTATGTTTCTCGAAATCAAGACCGCTTAAGAGCTTTGAGTAACTGTTTTAGTGTAATGGTTGTAGGCGGTGGGAATTTCAACACCAAAAGACATCAAGCCGCAAATGATAGAGAGAGAAGAGCGGCCGACCTTCAAGAGGAGTACATCGAAAAAATGGTAGCTTATATTAAAAAAGCACTTAAAAAAGTTGAAACCACCGACGACATGAGAGCTAGACTAGACACCTTAAAGAAGAAACAGGCGGCTAATAAGGAGTTTAATAAGCTTTTACGAAAAAACACAAAAGAACAAATGGAGGAAATTATTAAGTCTTTAGCGGTTGACGCTGATCAACTTGAAGACTTTAAATTTAGATTGGATTATGGTTATAAAGCTGATACCGCTAATATTCTAAATAGAATTAAAACTTTAGAAGCTAAAATAAAGAGACTTGAAGAGCATAAAAACAAAGAAAACGAGGTAATAAACATAAAAGGCGGTAGAATAATAACCAATTACGAGGTAAGCCGCTATCAAATATTTTTTGATGAAAAACCTGATAGAGCTATAATTCAGGAGTTAAAAAAATTTGGGTTTCGATGGAGTCCTAAAAATAAGGCATGGCAACAGTTTTTAACAAATAACGGTAATATGAAAGTAAGACTTTTTAGAGAATATTTGGAGGAGAAATAAAATGGAGGATTTATTATTATTAGCGGTGCTAATATGGTTTATTATAACCTTTTGGCATCTTCTACTTATAGCAGCGTTTATTGCGCTTATTATCAGTATCCTATTAATAATATGGGATACTGTAAGAGATACTATAAGAGACACCACACCCGAAAAAGAGGAAAGAAAAGACAGATACTATAACAGACCGAAACCGCCTATAAACGGCAATCAAATACCATTCATATAAGGAGGTAAAGTAATGGTAATATTTACAATATTCTACTATATTTTAGCCTTACTTTTATGGTTAGTGCTGTTTACAGGTATATATCAAGGCGTAAAATACTTTATAATTACGCCTGTTAATATACCTACTATTGAAGATTTTATTGAAGGTGCTATTACGCTTATATTAGGTGCAATAGCTACTGTAATAATGGCTATTATAGCCTTTATTATGATTAGTAGTGTAGTTTTTACTTATAAATACAATAATCCGGCGATAGCAATCGGATTAACGGTGTTATATATAACAGGAATTTTTATCTATTGGTTAAAACCAACAAACAAAGAAAGGAGATAGAACAATGAATGACATGTTAAAAAAATCGTTTATATACAGCAAAAACGGAGGGATGCAGCTTAACCGCCGATATATAGAGGCTTACCATTTTGATATAGCCCCCTTAATCGCAATAGGGGGAGAGGATACAGAAAAAGAAAAACAATATACCGTTAAATGTAGAAAAGAGATGATTAACACCCTCTTAAAAAGCCCTATATTAAACGATTATCGTCTTATGGTTTACAGGGATAGCAGTTTATTTATAGTACATAAAACCGGCAATATAAATATATCAAAAGATATAATTAGTTATATTGAAAAAGTACTATTAACCGCTTTGATTAAGATAGAAAAATATAGGGAAATAAGCCAGATATTTACAGGATCAGCCCTTGAAATAATCCCAATAGAGCAACTTATCACCTATTTATTGCCGGATACAAAGGAGATGCAAGAAGTTTTCGATCTTGAAGCGGATTTTATGACGAAACGATATAAGGCGGTATATCAATTAGATAGTGAATATAAGAGAATATACATAAGAAAGAGGGAATGTAAAGAGGAGATATATAACCTCTTTTTAACCAAATTACAAGAAAATATCCAAAAAGGAAAAGAGGAGATAGAACAATGGTAGAAAGAAAATCATTAGAAATTAAATCGGATTACCATCATTATACATACAAAAGAAAACCTTATGGATCACATTTGCAAACAGGAGAAACATTTTTGTTTATCCCTAATACAGGCGATTGCGTCCATTTGGGTTATGTTAAAAACCCCTACGATCCGATACCGGAATTAAAAGAGTTGCTTAAGAAAAATAAGCCCGAAAATTTGTAGTAGTTAGCAAATTCAGGATGTCAAATCTTGAATTTGCTAATTTCTTTTTTGAAGTCCACAAGATTATATATAATCTCACTATCTTCTCTAAGTACCTTATGTTCCTTCCACCTCTCCCCCATAAGCCACCCGTACCCAATATCTACCAATGCCCTAAAATGAGGGTATGACATGAGCTTTTTAGCCTTAGAGGGGTCTTTTTGAGCTACTAAATCTAATATAACCAAAGGCACAACAGGAGCTAGAGCGAAAAACACCTCCTGCCCCTTTGTAGGTTCTAAGCGTGTAAAACTCCGCTCTATTGCACTCCAAAGAGAGACGGTTATGAACTGATAACATGCTGCCCTTGTCATACCTGTTAAAGCAGATAAAGCCGCTGATGGTAATGAAGTAGATATTAGATCGGGATATAACTCTGATAAACTCTCCCACAAGAAAACATATTGTTCTAAAGAGGTTTTAACAAAGATTTTCCGTTCCCAAATAAAGACTAATAAATCCTTATTAACATTCATCATATCGGTATCAGTTCCGATAACGCCAAGATTTTTTACAATAGTGCCTTCCCAAAACGGATATATACATTTTGCAGCATAGAAAGAGTTTTTAGAGGTTATATTCTCTGTAACCTCTATGAAGTTGTCTATCGGTATCCATGTTCTATTAAAATATTTTATTAGGTAATTTAAACTTTCCGCTGTATTTACATGCCTGAAATTTATATGCTTATCGTACTGCAAATAATAATTTTTATCCCAACTTCTATACATATAAAGCCTCCAATCTTGAAGCTATTTTAAACAATTCGACATATAACCAATAGTTTATTCTACCTAAATTACTAGCTTTTAGTTTAGCTTGTAATTCTTTTGGATCACAAGCTACATACATATAGTAAGGTAGTTTAGATTTAGTTGTTCCGTTGTACCTATACCCTCTTTCCTTATTTATTTCAGGGGTCTTTATGAGCCTCCACCAATCGGGGGATACACCCTTGTTATCTTTACCCCCTTTAAATTTCTTAAGCCTATTTACCATATCATCAGATATATTAACTTTCTCCCGCATGAAGGGTATAAAGCCCTCGTCTTTGTCAAGGCTTTTAAAATTAATAGGTATCAGTACATCCGCCAGATTTAAGGCATATAAAGCTTGAACAGACGGACGAGAGGTGTCAATCCCTCTCTTATACTCCGGCATATAGTCTTCCATTGCCGCTATATCCTCATCAATACTTCTCTTAATCAGCTCCGGAGTGTTATCTTGCTCCGTTACTCTATTATAATATTGTTGGAGGTTATTAGCCCACCTTACAACCTCTTTTCTATCACCGGTTTTTATAAATTTGATGAGGTTATTGAAGTATATACCTATATAGTAGGTAATCACTTCTTTTACAGTCTCTAAGCTGTAAGTATTTTGTAATCCTAAACTACTAAAAGACTTCATATCTCTACTAGGGTATAGTACAAACCGGCTTTTTGACTGCTCGTCTAGGTTAACATAAAAACTCTCCGCTTCTGCTCCAAACAGGATAAAAGCCTCTGTTGATAAGGTAACTTCTGCAATACCTTTAGGGGCAATAGTAAAATATTTACCGCTGAAGGTATCCTTTAACTTCGATGTGAACCCGCTTTTTAGTGCGGATGCATCAATTTCATCGAAAGAAATGAAGAGTTTACCCATCAAAGCATGATGGTTAATTGCTGATCGGTTACTTGATAGAAACTCTGTAAGTAGGGGGCTACTCGTGTTTGTAAGCCCTAAGTTAGCAAATATTTCTATTAGTGTAGATTTACCACTTCCGGAGGCCGCTTCTATTATCATCCCTTTAGGGCGATAGTTCTTTGTTACGCTGTTAGCCAAAGCGAAATTTAATATATCAAAAGGGATACTTCCCCAGTGCTTATTAAATGTCTCTATTATATAGTTAAAATGTGCATTATCGGGGTCTTCTAGCTCCTCCCCGACAGAGTTTAGAATAAGAGGTTTTTCCGATATTTGAATATCAAATGAAGGTCGTATTACTGTTAGAGAGGATGCGAACTCTTTTTTCTCGCAAACAAGTTTAGTTTTATCCGCAAATATATCTACATCCTCCTGATATGTATATGTAGCATTGGATAAGTTTATATTTATATGCTCTACAATAGTTACGAACAAGCTTATGTCGCTAACTTTTCTATTTTCATCGACTGTTGCATTGTAGGCTTTTATAAAATTGTATATTCTAGTATCAAATAAAACACCTCTCCAAAAACTATATAATTTATAAGTGTCCTTAGCTCTTACTTTTACCGCCTCCAACCATTCGCCTGTATGGCTGATATGGGTCATGTGGTAGTCTCCCTTTTCAGCCCCTGTAACCATTAACATCAAGGCAATGGCATTTTTATTTATAATATCCCAAAGCTGATTTTCTCCCACATAGTACTCTAACAAGGCTCTTTCGAGGCCTTTCATTAGCTTACTTAAAGTAATAGGCATATATTTATTAGCTCCTATTACTTTAGTATGATCAAAACAATCTACTATATAACTGTTTCGATGTTTCTCTTTGCAGGTAGTTCCGCCGCAATGGTACATAACAGCTCCGATCGTCGGGGTGTATTGTACCCATGCATACTTCTTGTTTTCGGGGTCTGTATGCTCATTTTGATAGAGGCAATATACATTAACTTTATCTTCTGCCAACCCCGCTTTTAAGACATCTGCTAACTCTCCTAAAGTAATAGTTTTATCTACTAACCTATCTATCTTTTTGTTTTTACCTTCATATAAAGACACTTTTATAGGTGTCTCAGCGGAGATAAAAGGGATAGCGTCTTTCAGCGTAACCGTCTCCAATGCTTCCGCTTCCTTTATCTCCTGTAATCTAAGGTTTGCAACATCTAAAACATAACCGGTATCGTTGTATAGGTACCCTTCGTACCCAAACACTTCGGTTATATTTTTAACAACCGTTTGATTGTATTTAGGATATTTATCTGCCGCCGGTATTGTAGGGGCAAAAAATCTTGTAAGGTCTTTAGTAGCTTCATCCCCTATAATTCCGAACTGCTTAGTTAGTGCAATCCATACTAACTTATAGTTTTCTTTTGTTAAGTTAGTAATAGGTATTACTAACTTAAACCTTATATCATTTTTATTACAATTTTGAGAGGGAATTGCGGCGAAATTTAGTTGTGATATACGGATATTGTGAAGTAAGTTTTCCATATCCCTTTGACTTATTTTATCAATATCAATGATTACGCAATTCCCTATTGACATTAAATTTTTAGAGTGGCGATGACCCCCTTTATAGATAGCAGGAGCGACAGCGTAATGCAAAGCATAAAATCCAAGTTCCCTAAGACTACTAAAGTTAACCTCCTGAAAACCATAAGTAGTTGCCTTCCCATACCCGAATTTATTACCGCTTTTAATTTGTTTTGTAGCTATATCATTACTCATACTAAGTCTATACATTTATCATCCTTAAATTTTTTGCTTTCATTATAACATACATAACTTAATATAAACTTAACCATACTCATTAAAAACTTTAACAACATAACTATATTTAAGGTATATTTAAGCATAGTTACTATATAATTTCGTATATCGTTTCAGAAAGAGGCGAAAATAAATAATATAAGGAGCAGAGAGATGCTTACACAACAACCACAGGGATACCCTCAACAGGGATACCCTCAGCAACAACAAGGCTACCCTCAACAGGGATACCCACAACAGGGATACCCACAACAGGGATACGGTGGCGTAGTAAATACGCAAAACCCGATGCCTGATGTACCAAATTTCAGTCAGCCGCTCGGCGGTCAACCTCAGAGTTTAGAAGGAGATAGAGGCACTTTCTTTCCGAAAGCCAACTATCCCGGTTGTGATTGGGGAAGTTGGGGCAGAGTACCTTCAACGATTGGATTTTATCAAGGTTTTATTCCGCTAGAGGTAGTGAAGTTACATGGTCAAAATGGAGAATTTTACGCACTATCCGGCTATGGGTTTAACGCTCATGCTACATCTCCTGAAGAGTTGTTATCCAGCCTTGAAAAAGGTATATTGGATGCCCCTACCACTGTTTCGAGTAAATGGGATAGTAACATAATCAACCCTTACGATGTAATCATGGTAAACAAGGTTATGTCAAAAGGGGAAATCAACCCCAAAGATGGTAAGCCATTAAAATATCATTTGGTGGAGGTAAGTAAAGCATCATTCGATGACGCTTTAAGATGTCAGATGATAGCCAAAATTACAGGTAATTACACAGATTTTAGTGCATTGAAAAAACCTAAGTTGTATTGCGGGAACAGGGAGGGAACTCCTATGACTCCTATCGTTGGGTACATCCCGACGAATAAGATTTGTGATCATGACACGGGAGTAGGTATCCAACAGCCGCAGCAACCTCAACAAGTAGGTATGCCGATGGCTAATCAACCAGCAGGTAATCAACCTCCAGCAGGAAATCCACCAATGGGCAATATGCCTCCAATGGGTACACCTCCAGCAGGAAATCCACCAATGGGCAATATGCCTCCAATGGGTACACCTCCAGCAGGAAATCCACCAATGGGCAATATGCCTCCATTTCCGACAGGAGGACAGTAATGGCGGATTATGGATGGTTCAATTCAGGAATAACGGCAACTCCTGAGCAAACAAACGAGCCGACAGTAAGCACAGGTGGTAATCTACCACAGGTGGAAGAGGCAGCTCCTCCGCCACCTCCACCACCTGAGTTAAAGATTTTTGACAATGCTCCTCATGTACAACCGAAACCCTCAAAAGAGGAAGAGGAGTTTATACCTCTACCATCAGAAGAGGAGCAAAAGTTTCCAACAGGACAAGAAGCAGTAGAAAGACAGGAAAGAGTAATACCAAATTCTCCAATGTCGGAAGAGGAGTTAGCTAAGATGTTTGCACCTCCTACATTGGTAACAAGTGTTCCTATGAATATAGACACTAATATATACACCAATACATCAACGACGATAACAGAGGAGGAAGAGGTAAATGAACCACAATCATTTAACCCACCGCCGCCACCGACAGAGGAAGAGCAGGTTATACCTGTTAGCCATGATAGAGAAGAGGATAAATACAAGGAAAAATTAGCGAATATAACAAATAAGAGAATAACTAAAAAGAACCTTGCTATCTTTTTAGTGGAAATGCTAAGAAAAAATCCGGAGTTAGGAGGTATAAGTACCTTTAGAGACCTGTATATAGGTATAACAGGCAAAGAGATAAAAGAGGCAGTATCACAACCGGCACATGAAGAAATAGAGGGTATAGACCCAAAAATTAAGGTAGAAATCGATCGTATCGCTAAAGAGGTAGCTAAAGAAATAGTAGAACGATTACAGTAACAGCAAGATATACCATTTTAAGTTTAACAGTCCGTCCATTGGGGCGGACGATTAAATTTATTATAAAGGACATATATGTATAAACTAAATGATTTTTCTATATTCAATAAGGACTTTAAGTTTGCATATTTAGATACGGAAACACTACCTAATTTAGAAAATAAGCCAAAGAAAACCTATGGTAAGTTCGGTTTAGTGCAACTTACGACAGAACTAGACCTTCATACTTGTTATATATTTATAGGCGGACATAAAGATTTAGCGGAGATAGTGCAAAATATTATAAATAATAAGATAGTGATAGGGGCATCGCTCCATTACGATCTTTATACCCTCCAAAAACACGGAGGTACTATCCCCTCTAATTTGCAGTATCATGATGTTACCCAAATGGGAAGGGTGGCACTCAGACAACAGTTAAAGAGTTTTACATTAGACACACTCGCAGAGTGGGCATTAGGTTATGATGTCTATCACGCTCATGGTATAGACAAGAAGGAGATGCAAAAAACAGATTGGAGTAAAGATAATATAACAGATAAGCATCTCCGTTATGCTGCCTTAGATACACTTGTATTACCTCCGATAATAGAGAAACTTAATGGTTTGATGGACTCCCGACATCATAGAGTGTACCAAACCGATATAGAGGCAATGAAAACCTTGATGGGTACTACCGGAATGGATTTCGACTATGAAAAGGCGATAGAAGAGAGTGATAAGAAGATAAAAGAGCTACCTATAAATATAAACAGCTCACAACAAAAGTGTACTTATTTTAATCTACCTAAGATACTAAATACAACAGGAACAAAAGCTACTTATCGATGTGATAAGTATGTTTTAAATCAAATGGCATACGGTAAGCACCCTTTAGGGTCGGATTGTATTATATACCCCGATGCGTTTGCAAGAGGACTATATGAGTTAGGGGATAAAGAGTATAAAGCGGAGTTCAATGCTAAAGCTAAAGAGATGGAAAATATGGACTTAACCATCAAATACTCTCAGCATTGTCAATGTAGTAATTGCGTCTCCCAGAGATCAAAAGCACAATTTATCCTCAACCAAATGGCAGCAGGTAAAGAGAGGGAGTTTATAGATAAATTTAAAAAGATAAGACAAGCAGGTAAGCTTATCAACGCCTACTATGCTATATCCACAGTTTCGGGGCGTACAGCGGCTTCCGGAGATGATGAGAGGGTAAACCTTCAACAAGCACCTCGAAGCCTTAAAAAGTACTTCAAAGCCCCAAAGGGTTTTAAGCTAATGGTATCTGATTACAGTCAAGTGGAATTGCGTACTATGTGCGTATATGCTCAGGACGCAGAGATGTATAGAATTTACAAAAATGGTGATGATCTCCATCAACTTACAAAAGATAGACTAGGATTATCAGATAGGACAGTAGCTAAGAATATAAACTTTGGACTCGGCTACCTTATGGGAGTAGGTACTTTTTACCAAACTCTTTTAGCTAAAGGAGGTATAAAGTGGGAGGGTGAAGATCATGTATTCTTATCCCGATCCACAATAAAACAGTTTAAGAAGGGTTATTTAGATACCTATAAGGGTATAAATGCCCTCCAAGTGCAGTGCCAAAAGCAGTGTAAAGGTGGCAGAGCTAAAGGACAGTTATATACATTACTAGGGAGAGAGGTATTCGTATCTCGCCCATCGGAATTGATTGCCGATGCAATACAAGGATCGGCAGGAGATGTTAGTAAGATAGCCTTATGGTTATTAAGAAGCACAGGTACACTAAGTAACCATACCTATTTAGGAGGAATGATACATGACTCGTTCATCCTCTTATATCCAGAGTCTTACACACATCATCAAGAGCAGGACTTAGCAGCAAGGTTTGCTAAAAACCTCCAAGATGCTTGGAATTATGTCATAAGTTTTGCCCCTACTTATCAAGATGTACCTATGCCGGTGGAGGTAGGAGTAGGCACGACATGGAAAGAAGCAGACTCCAATATCATATACATAAAGGACTAAAATGTATGGACGAACTGAAAGTGTAAAATTTGGGCAGGGCGATGCTTACGAGTTTATGCAGGTACTTATAGATAGAGGTATTAAAGTACCTTTGGTAGTAACAGACCCACCCTACATAGTAGCGAAAGGGAGCGGAGGCGGAACACAAGGACATAAAATAGCTCTTATACAAGACGAGCTACAAGAAGAGGGGCTATCAGACTCCTTTGATATACCTCGTTTTGCTAATTTACTCTTAAAGGTGCAAGATAGGGTAAATGCTTATATATTCTGTTCACGGCTTCAACTCCCTGAGCTATTCACGGAGTTTGTTATAAAGAGGAAATGTAAATTCGATTTGCTTAAATGGATCAAAACCAACCCTGTTCCCGCATATAGTAATAAGTATCTTTCTGATACTGAATATATACTATATGTAAGAAAAGGTGGTTATTGCAAACCTGATAACTACGATGATGCTAGAACAGTCTTTACAAGTCCTCTTAATGCTAAAGATAAAAAGGAGTTTAACCATCCAACTCCTAAGCCGGTTGAACTGTTAAGAAGGCTGATAAGAAACTCCTCAAAAGAAGGAGATATAATCCTAGACCCGTTTATGGGATCGGGGTCAACAGCAGTCGCCGCTGTCAAGGAGAAAAGGGGTTTTTATGGTTGTGATCATAATTTAAGGCACATAGCTACTGTTAAGTATAGATTAAGCATAGTTAATATATAATACAAATATTATTAAAATAAAGGATATAAAATGTTCCAAATCACACATTTCGAGATGACATCAACACCTCTACCCAACAATAAAGAGGAGTTGATAAAAAGCGTGATAGAGGGCGATAATAATGTCGCACACAGAGTTGAAGGTAAGAAAGTTTTAAGACCTTCCAGCATTGATCCTCATTGTCCGTTCCAATGGGCAGCTCAATTTTACGGTTTATATGAGAGTAAAAGCAGACCCGCTAACACAATAGGTACTGCCTTCCATGCAGCGGCGGAGGCCTTTGATTTGCTACGAATGGTCTCAGGGTCGGAGCATTTACCCAATAATGGGCATTTACTGAAGGAGATAGCAGAGAAAAAGATACAGGACACTGAGCAGAAGTATAGAGAAAAGTGGGGTAGTGATATGTGGAAGGATAACGAGGACTCATATAGCCGTTACGACTCCAAACAAAGGCTATTTGACGACTTGGAGTATGCTATTGATAAATTACCCGAATTTATAGGGTCTGAGCCGGTGGCAATAGCTACTGAGACTAGATTTACCGCTCATATAGCTAATCACCCCGTCTTTAACGCTATCTCAGGCAGCATCGACAGGTTGACTCCATCGCAAGATGGGGGTGTTGTAGTCGATGACTATAAATTTGTAAAGTCTTACACACAAGATAAGTTAAAAACCTATGCTGTTCAACAATCTATATACGGTTGGATGGCACAAGGAGCAGGGTTAAAACTGTCCGGTAACAGGCTTTTAGCAGTGAACCGCCAAGCCACTAAGATAGCCTACAAAGAGAAGGTCAATAAAGCAGGACAGGTTTACGATATAACAGAAAATAAACCTCTGTTTTTAAAAGAGATGTTACAGCCCAATTATCAAAGAGCTGTAAGTAAAGTTCAGCTACTGTTAAACTTGACTAAACTTACGGACTATTATATAAAAGGTGGATTAAGCACATACGATGCTATTTCGGCGGTGTTCCCAACAGCAGGAACAGGAGACTTTTTGTGCGACGAGAAGTGGTGTGATATGTGGCATAGATGCCCCATAAACACCGGAGCAATAGGAGCGTTATAAAAATGAAAATTTTATTAAAAGAGTTATATAACTTAACGAGGAAAAAGGAGCGAGAGCCTTTAATACAGGCGATAGCTCAAAAAGCGGAGCAAGATGAGAGTTTGAAGTGTATATTGAAGGCTATTATAGAGCCTTACGATAGCTTTTATGTCTCCAAAGGGGGATTGTGGACTAAAACAGACCTAGATAGGTGGCTTCAAGACCCCCTAGACTATGGCTATGACTTTAAGCCCACGCCTGAAACCTGTAACTTATTAGAAGGTCTTAAAACAAGAGCTATAAGCGGAGATGATGCCGTGAACAAGGTAAGTAATTACCTTAACACAACAAAAGACTTATCTCTTCTCTTTGCTATTCATAAAGACCTTAGAGTAGGTTTAGGACTTAAAACAGCAGCTAAATATATGCCGTTCTTAGAGGTTTGGGATATGCAAAAAGGACTGTTGTATAAGGGGATTGGACTTACCTACCCTCTGTATGCAGAACTCAAAATGAACGGCAACCGTGTAGCTATATATAAGCAAAATGGTACTGTACATTTTAGAACTTACAATGGTTCAAGGTTAAAGGCAACAGGTCTTCTAAAAGGTATTAACATCCCCGAAGGGGCAGTAGTGGACGGTGAAATCATTTGGAATGAGGGAAAATCTCATGCCGATATGTTAGAGGTAAATAGGCGTATGACATCCGCTTTAGCCACTAAATCGGAATTAGAAGTACCTTCCCAAATGAGATTATCATTATGGGATATATACCCGTATGAGAACCTAATCAAGAGAAAAACTCCCGATTTGGATTATAAAGCGAGAAAGGAAATATTAGGTAGATTTGTAGATAAAGAGTATCTGACTCCTTATGTAATAGTGCAAAATGAAGAGGAGTTGATGAGTCTGTTTAATAAGGTAATAAAGAACGGTTATGAAGGGTTAATGTTAAAACCTCTATCAGGGGAATTAACTTTTAAGAAAGATGGTACATGGTACAAGATGAAAGACTTGCACCATAACGATCCAGCTGATCTAATGGTGGTCTCTTATAGACCTCATGAGACAAAACCCGATCAAATTGGAGCGTTATTTTTAGCCGGTAAAGTAGGGGATAAGCTAATTCAAGTTTGGGTCGGTAGCGGCTTGAACGATAGCGATAGAGCTAGACCGTTTGATGATTACATAGGTAAAACCTTTGAAGTAGGCTATGCGGAAATAACATATAACACATCAGGCACTTATAGCCTACAATTTCCACATTTTATAAAGCCAAATCCATCTGTGAGTCTTATAGACTTACACCGACACGACAAATGACAATAGCCACGCTGTTTTCAGGTATCGGAGCGCCTGAAATATCTTACCCCGATTGCCTGTTCGGGTGTGAGATAGATAAACACGCACGAAGAACCTATAAAGAGAACCACGATACTACTTTGTATCATGATGTTAAGAACTTCTCTGCTATCCAATACAGAGGGGCTTATGATTGTCTTGTGTGGGGTTTTCCGTGTCAAGATTACTCTATACAAGGTAAGAGATTAGGTTTGAGAGGTCTAAGAGGTTCTCTGTTTTATGAAGGTGCGAGGATCATACAAGAAAGTCAACCCCCTGCATTTATAGCGGAAAATGTTAGGGGTTTATTATCGTCTCGTAAGGGTAAAGACTTTGATACAATATTTAACATATTAACTCAAACATTAGGTTATCATGTTAAATATAAGGTATTAAATTCTAAGGATTATGGTGTACCGCAATCAAGGCCTCGTGTGTTTATTATTGGCTTCATAAACAAAGTACATGCAGATAGGTTTAAGTTTCCTGATCCTATCCCACTAAAGTTTAAGGTGAAGGATATATTAGAGCCTAATCCCGATCCTGATTTAATCATAAGCAGAGCGTGGGAGAAGCATGTACCTAAAGCAAGAGACGGCACAATAGCGATAGACCCCGATATAGCGGTCTGTCAACTTGCACGACAGTACGCTAATTGGCAGGGAACACTTATACGAGTAGGGGTTAAAATGGATCGTGTACAAACCTCTACATCAGCTCGTGTGTATTCTACCAGAGGTATTGCCCCTACACTAATCACTACATCGGGGAAGGATCAGTGGTATCCTGTTAACGAGAGTGATTACACTAAACTAAGGAAATTATCTGTTAGGGAGTGTGCAAGATTACAAGGTTTCCCCGATACTTTTATGTTTCCTGTGAGCGACGCACAAGCCTATAAGCAGTTAGGTAATACGATGACCGCTCCTGTAATAGCTATGTTATTAAAAGAGGTGGAAAATGCCCTCTCTTTATGATTATCAAGTACCTTTGTTTTGGAGTACGGTACAACACCTCTATTATAAGGGGTGGGCATATTTAGCAGCAAAAGAGAGGGTAGGTAAGTCCGCTCCCGCTTTATTTGCGGCAAATTACTACTACCCTAATGGCAGTGTATTGATAATAACCCTTAAAAAGGCTATTAAAGGGTGGAAGGAGATAATGAATATCTTTGAAGGATATTTCTCTATAAAAGTCGAGCTGATTAATTATGAGAGTATCCACAAAGTCAAGAATACCAACCCTGATATTGTTATTGTGGACGAGGCACACAAGAACATATCAGCGTATCCCGATACAGGTAAGACCTATACAAAGGTAAGAGCAATCACCTATGATAAACCTCTTATCCTGTTATCGGCAACTCCGCACCCTAAGAGTTTTAGTCAAATATTCCACCCTTTACAACTGACTAAGTATAGTCCGTTCAAGGAGTTTAGGGATTTTTACGACTTTTTCGCTTATTATGGGATACCGGATAAGAAATATATCAAAGCCGGATATACAATTCCGAGCTACGATAAAACCCGTCCGGAGTTGGAACAGTGGATAACTCCTCAACTCATTGTATTAGATAGGAAGGACTTAGGTTTTGTAGAGCCTGTCGTAAACCCTATCTACATAGAGAACCTAAAAATAACGAAAGAACTCTCTAAAAACATGATGGATTATAGAGAGTTGGTTATCGATAATATAATCGTAGAGGCGATTAGTCCGGCGGACGAAAAACAAAAGATACAGCAAATAGAGGGCGGAACATTAAAATTTACTAAGAAGTATAAAATACCTACTATAAATGGTAAGTTTATATCTATTTCCACAAAGAAACAGGCTGATGAGCTTGGTCTTATATGGGAGGATGTCAAGCCGGAGACATATAAATTTTTCTTTAAATGTGCTAAGCTCAACTATTTGTTACAGAATTACCCTGATAGCCCTGATATGGTTATAATGCACAATTTTATATTGGAAAAAGAGTTACTAAGTAGGTATTATAAAAAAGCTAAAATACTCCAAATAACAGCTAATGCCTTCGGAGTTGATCTAAGTCAATATAAAAAGCTTGTTATATACAGCTTTAATTGGAGACGAGATGTCTTCATTCAAAGCATGGTGAGACAGGCTAATAAGGATAGGAAAGAAGCTATACAGGTGGATTACCTGTTAGCTAAAAATGGTGTAAGTGAAGCTATGTATAAAACTCTCACGGAGGCTAAAAAGAGCTTCACGGATAGCGTTTATGAAAACGCTAAAAAGTTCTTTGATTTTTAACTATGTTTAAGATGTATTTAAGTATAGTTACTGTATAATACCAATATCACAAGAAGGAGGGAGATATAAGTAAAATACACTCGGCTATCGAAAGTCGAATAATCTCTAATATCGCACAATTAGGTGGGATAGCTACCAAAGTGGTAGCATCAACACCTAACAGTGTCGATATACTAGGAACTATCGCAGGAACTCCTCTTGCGATAGAGGTCAAGACAGGCAAAGACAGCCTAAGGCCTCAACAAGAGAAGTTTTTGTCAGAATGGCATGAGAATGGTGGTGTATCCCTCGTAGTTTACGAGGATGATATAGCGGAGTTGATTGCGGTTTTAGTTACTTTAAAGAGTAAACGGAAACCAAAATCCCATATTATTTATAAGAAAAAATATATAAGAAGGAGTTTTAAGAGTGAAAAATGATGTATATAGAGATGAGGTGTTAGAGCGTAAAATAAAAAATGCTTTAACAATAATCAATGCCTCTGATCAGAAAGTCGCCGACCTAATCGGCAGGACGGCAGCGGCTATATCGCTACGCCGAAAGAATGTACCCAAAGAGTACTCTTTACTTAAGTTGGGTTATGTTGCTCATGAAATGGGTATAAAATCAACAGAGGACTTAGTAACTCGCTTGTTAGTTGGAGGACAGTTAGTGCTATGAGTAGTTTAACTGATACATTTACTAACCTCGATGGGGAGTTAACCTCTACAGCTATTCAAGAGGCGGAGTACCTCGCAGATATAGCAGAGGAGATGAGTTATACTGAGGAGCTACCACATATAGTAGTCAGATTTGCACAGGCGTTAAAACCTGTTGTAGAAAGTTATATAGAAAAATTAAAAATGGAGTTAACATGAAAAGAGTATTTTTTATAGTAGCCTTTTGGGCATTGGTTGCTACCGCAGGTAGTTGCATCCCTAGTTGTCAAGCGCTTAGCGCTAAATATAATGTTACAGTGGAGCAGTGCAATAGTGTTAAGACGATGTATAACAGCCTACTCAATAGACCGGCGTACCAAAATGGCGACACAGGATTAGAGTTTTGGCTTGATAGATTGGGTAGTGGTGAACTCACAATGCCGCAAATAGTAGGGAATTTTGTATCAAGCAGGGAGTTTGTGGCAAAGCTGAAAGAAGCTCAAATTGATACACCCGCATTTCCTATAAAAACATTGGAGAACAGCATATTCGCACTGTTTAATGTCTATGATGGGGCTACATTAGCCACATGGGGTAATCAAATAGGAGACAGTAGAAGAGAGTCTTACATCACCTATCACAGGAATTGGATAGATGACTCTATCTATTTCAGTTCGAGACAGTCTATCCCCTATCTAGCAGGTGCGGAAGCACAGGAGGACATGAAGACTATATATGAGCATCTCTATCACTACGGCTATGAAGTAGCTGTAATGAAGAATATATACACAGGTTACTATGTTCAAGAGGGAGACGACCCCATAAGAGTACACACCGGAGACAGATAATGTCTTCCGGTATGCTCAACGACTTCACGGACGCAGTAGAGGCGATAAAGCCTTACTGCACCTCTGAAGCACAGGCAAGAGCAGAGTTACAGAAGCTATTGAGCGACAGTGGTTTTGACCGCCTGTTGTTTAATGCTGCTGTTGAACAATACATAGAGGAATTAGAGAGAAAGGAGAGACATGGTTTACTGTGAGAGTTGTGAGGATTTGCTAGACGCAATAGATGAGCATTATCCAATATACGGTGAAGAGGTGGGTAGGTGTAGCACACCCGACTACCATGAAGATGAGGATATAAATCCCCCTGAATGGATTGAGTCTGTCATGTGTTGTGATGATGAGCCACTTGATCCTATGGAGGACTTAATCGACTATTTGGAGGATAAGTAAATGAGTAAGCGTAGTAAAATCGACACTTTGCAGGAAAACACCGGCACATACACCGGCGAAGATGCAAAACGAATTAAAGAGTATAATAGGAAGAAATGGGAAGAGAGGAAAAAATGACCTATGATAATTTTATCGCAAAACTAAAAGAGGAAGCTCAAAGATCAGAGTATTTCTTTAACGATATAAAGATTGTGGTTGAAGGTGATATGAAACTCCTCTTTGCCGTAGAGGATGTATATTATGACTCAACAAGTAAACAGCTTGTTATAAGCTATAAAAAAGGAGGATGTAATGGGTGGTAAAGAGAACGAGCCTGAAATTGAAGAGGTAAATCCAAACCTCGACGATCTATAATAAGACTGATTAGAGGGGTTGTATGACCTCTCTTACCAATCTTATTTAAAGGAGGATATATGACAGCACAAGACAAGAAGTTAGTACTTAAGTACTCAAATAGAGCCTTTCAATGGTACGCAAAAGAGGGAGCTAAGAAACTCTTATGTGCCGTATTAGGCTTAGCGGCAGTACCCATTGGGCTACTGTTCAAGCGCACATATCCACACAAAAGGTATGTAGGAGACAACACGGAATACTACCAATGGCTCAGGTCGCAATATGGTTACAGCAATGTATCATTAAACCCTAAGACAGGAGTAGCGGAGTATAAAACAAAAGATATTCCTTTCAAATGGTACAGGAATAGTAAAGATGCACTAGGTGATCTGTATTGGATTAGGGATCACCATAAGAGCCTTAGTTCGTATGTACATAACCTACAATGGGCTATGCTACGAAACCCGTGTGGTGGGCTTACATTAGCGAGTGCAGGTGATTACATTGTTATAGATTTGATGATAGGCAATAGAATAGTGGCGTTTAAAAATAATCCCAAAAACTCCATCGATGGGTGGAGTTATATAGAAGCTCGTATCAATGGTAAGAAAAAAGTAAGGGGATTTTATTACCGTGATACTAACGGTTTGGGAAGAGGTAATAGAGGCCTCGAAATCAAGATCGGAGCTAAACTCGAAAATGTCCTTTGGCAAAACAATATCCTTTATAGTCATAAGGGCTATTTGCAGGAGGATATTAAAGGTACTTTCCAATTCGGGAGAAAGTTTATCTACAATTAGGAGGATCAGATGACAGCAGAAGAAATTTTTATATGTGTCGTGTGCGGCACAGAGATAACAACCCGCTGTGGTATGAGAGGTTATTGTACCAAATGTAAGCAGGAGAGAAACATAAAATCAAAGAATACTTGGAGGATAAGCTGATGATTAACGATGATTATCATTGGATAAGGTGTCAGGCGTGTGGCAAATGGGTACACGCACCTAAAGTGGTGGACGATGTAGTCTGCATAGAGTGTAAGAAAAGCTATGTGGATTAAGTGCGAGGTGTGCGGACATCGTAATGTTGTACCGTGTTGGAGAACAGTGTACCACTGTAAAAGATGTGGTACAAGAATAGTATAAAGGAGTAAGCGTATGGCATTAGTAAGAATATTCGAGGCCATAGTCAATGGGAGAGCCTCTGCGGCAGATAAGGAAATGGATCGTAGGGCTAAGGCAAGTGCGGAGCGTGATAAGCAAAGAATAAACAGTATGGTTGAAGAAGCGAACAGGAGAAAGAGATGAACATAGAACTTATAATCGGGTTAGTGTTAGTGTCAATAGTGATATTGTTGGGTGTAGCCCAAATGATGAGTGTAGGAACACAGGGTGATCCTATGATGAGTAAGGACGAGGGTTATACCGTAGAACTAAACGGTGCAGTGTACAACTTCAGCAAGGTGTATGCGGATAGAGGGTCTTTATACGGTGTTACACAAGACGGTACGACTATATGTGTAAACGGGTGTGAAGAGGTGGTAGATGCACAAGGAAGAGTCCTAACTAAAACAGAAATCCCTGTTGTATCCCATAAAAGGTACACAGCTACATCTCTACGCACAGGTAAGAGGTTTGACGGTGATGTTATGATACACAAAGAGGGGCTTTACTATCTCGACAATGAAGAGATAGATACAGAAGAGCCTATTTGGGATAACGCTTTAAATACATCAGTGTCAGCCGCTGACTGCATAGTGGAAGATGTCAAATAAGAAACATCGCTCAACATGGGAGTTGTACAACATTGACCCCAAAGTGTTGAGCGATATGACTTATGAAGAGGCTTTGAGATACAAACTTGAGTCCGGCAAGGAGCATCATTACAAGTTGGTACACTCTAACTGCGATGATGAAAGCCTACTGTCGGATATTAGGAAGGGTCTTGAGTTAACAAGATATTTACTAAAGGAACTACAATGTTGAGAAGATTGGGTGAAATGGCAGCGAAAAAGTTACACAAGAGTCAAGTGTTGGAACGCCTATGGATATACTATGGCGTTAACAAGGATATAATGGCTGAGCGTTACGATAAGTATTATGATGAGTGTCCTTCTCATGCACCGGAACATAAGCGAATATGTGCTGAGACAGGGCTTGAACAATGGATAAAAAAGTATAAAGGAGGTAATTAAAATGACAGAAACAGCATGGGCTGAAATACCAGATAAGAATTTATACGACTGCATGAAGCAGCGTAACAGAGAATATCGAGAGCATTACAGCACATTAAGAGCAAAAGGTATCCATAGAAATCAAGCTCACAAAAGAGCCTTGAAGTATGCAGGGTTAGCGGAAGAGGATTTGGATGATAGAAGCATCTTTATAACAACGAGGAGTAGATAAATGAACAGGTTAGATATTGGTGTGGCATTGGCTAAAGCCCTTGCAGCACTTAAAACAGCAGATAACACAATGATCGTACCTTCACAAGGAGGTAAGAACAGAGTTACACAGTTAACACAGCATAGTCGAGCTGTTAAGCGTAAGAGATTAGCGGCTAAGCTATACAGAATGAATAAGAGGAGATCAAAATGGAATGGATAGAGGCTAAACAACCGGAGTGGAGAAAGGAAAATAATGAGACTAAATGATTACGATATAACGACACTTTGGGATAATACAGAAGATAGACAAAACCCTGTATATATAGAAGTCAGCACATGGATAGCTGATTGGAACAAAGAGAGACAAAATACTACCTTCAATACCATACACGAGTTGAAGATGTTATTCGAGGAGTATGCTGAATTATATGAGGCTATGGATAACTTTCAAAAAGATAACAATGTAGATAACCTCTGCAAAATGTTATGTGAATTTGGGGATGTAGCTTTCGTGGGTGCGGGTACCGTTTTTAAAGGTAATAAGCATAAAAAGAAAGTGTACGAAGTCGAGCATAGTATGCTTAGTATGGCACTTGACGGTAGTACCTTACTACAACATACAATGTTAGTTGTAACTAAAGAAGGTTATAATAAACTATCTAATTATATACTGTATCCCGCTTTAATAGCTGTCTGCGAAGCTAACAGTTTCAAAGGTAGTAAGAAAAAAGATGGGAAAATAACTAAAGACGGCAGCGAAAAGCGTCCTAAAGCTTGGGAAATTCTAAAAAATTTCTTATTAAAATCAGGGTACTTGACAAAAGAAGATGAAAACGGTAAAATTATAGAACCTATCATCACATAGTAGGTATAGTAGTCATAGTTAAGGCACAACTCTCAATCATCTCCACATTCCCTAATTCCCTAATTTTTTATTGCAGTTTTCTTGTGCCTTAGCTATTTTATCGAGCTTCAAAACTAAGCGCCTCTCTTTGAGGTATATACAAACTCCCATATTTCAACAGAAACATAAACCGATTAAAGTCTTCTTTGGTTGCTTTCTTCTGATAACCTCCTTTAAAGGCTTCATGGTAAGCTTCTCGATGACAATCACGGCAAAGCGTGATGAGGTTATCGCTATCGAACCTTTGCTCAGGGAAGTATTTACCACTATTTAGGTGATGTACCTCCAAATCACTACCACTGCCACAAAGAACACAGAAAGGCTCTTTTTTGATATGAGCCTCCCTTGTCTTACGCCATTTCTTACTTTTGTGCCACGCACTCATTAACGGCCTCTCAACCATTCGTTAAGGAACTTAGGGTTAAGCCCCTTACTGTTAAGGTGTGTAGCCATCTCAATAGGGGTTAGAGAGTGGTTAATACCTGATTTGGCTGCTGTTTGTAAGGCTATGTTACCTACTTGGTAACTACTATTGTTATATAACAATCCCTCTATATATTGCGGGTTTGCTACAATGCGTTCAATATACCTTATATAATCGTTTTTATTACCTATTTTAGGGGCTGTTCTGTTTATAATAAGGTCTATTGTGTGCCTTACGGCGGGAGATAGACCTGTTCTGTTCATCATAGCGTGTTTTACTTCATCTAGTTGAAGGAGTTTATACACTACACCCTGATCGGCGTAAGGTACAGAGTAGTTCGTAAGTGCATTATAGACTTTGTTTCTCTTATCGAACCATTTTGTAGCCTGTAAAACATCTCCGTTAGCATTATATAAGTCCTCCACTACTCCTTTGGCACGGGAGGAGAAATAATCAGCCGTCTGAGCCATATTAGCATTTTGTAAGGATGGATGGTTGAGGTCTATGGTTATATGCCCACCTTGTTTAAACCCTGTATCATGTCCCGATCCGCTTATTGCTGTTACAGTATAGTCATTAGGTGCTACGGCTTTAGGGAAACCGAGATTACTTATCTTTATAGTGTGTGGTTGTCCTGTCTGTTTTGCGTTATATACAAGCCTCGCACTGTCTTTTGGTAATGCTCCCAATGACTCGCTGAAAATAGTCTTAGTACCTCCTGTGGGTCTTGCTATCATAGACCCGCCTTGATAGTCTGCTACTATTTGGGTTTGGATGGTTGGAGGTGTTATAGGTTGAGTTACAGCCTGTTGAAATTGTTGAGTAACGGACTGATATACCTTCTCACCATCAACCGTCTTGGCTATGGAGTTAAACGACTGTTTTGTCAAGTGTGTTTTAACACCATTGCTCCCACTTATTATAAAGGTAGTAGCTTCAACCGCTTCGGGGTCTTTGAACATCGTTTTGAAGTACTCGGTAGTCTCCCATGTATCAGAATAAGCCCTGAGATCGCTGAAATCTTGAGTCTTTAAAGTAGGCAGCTGTTGCCCTCTTAATCTGCTTAGGACTTTCGTTAAACCGCTTATACTCTTAATATTAGCGGCTTTATCTCCCCATTTCCATAAGAGAGTTGAATATATCCATGTAGTTATCTCCCTTATAGCCTCGTATTTACCTGCTCTTACATTTTGGGTCTCGTCTCTTAGGATAGTATCTCTCGTACCTGTTCCGAATAAGGTATCAAGCTTTTTGAAATAATCTTGGATTATCTTACCTCTTTCAGAAGAGGTCATGAACTTAGCATCTTTTAAGACTTTTGTCATGTGGGTCATATCAGGTACAGCCACTTTAACACCGTTCTTATTTACGATGTTTTTATTGAACAGGTGTCTAATGGACGCATTTATAAACGCCTCTTGTGCCTGACGAGGTACTAAGTTCATAATATAATCAATCTCCTCTTGATTGACTGTCTCTAATGCCTCGTGGACTATCCCATAGATAGAGTCTTCATCTCCTTTTGCTCTATTCAACTTCTTTATGAACTCTGTCTCGGTGGCGGTGGCAGACCTGCTGAAATGCTCATTCAACTCTTTAAAAGCTTCGTAATCCTCCTTGCTCATGGACTGCTTCATGACCTTATCTATCTCTTTTCGTACACTCCCTACTATTTGTCCTTGTGTACCGTCTTTGTAGAGACTGTTTACCTCTCTCCTGATAGTTAGAAGGTCATCGATAGTCATAGTGCCGTCGTTTACTACCCGCTCTAAAACGCCTGATATTTTAGAATGGATACCAAATGCTAAAGTGTCCTGCTGAATGAGAGATTGTGTCTCTGCGTTTGATATGAGGTCATTTAGCTTACGAAACGGAGAGTCCTCCGTTAATTGATAAGTAATGTTCTGATATTTCTCTCTAATGTACTTTGCTCCGGCGGAGTAAGCTGCTCTGGCATTAGCCATTATTCCGCCTTCTGTACCTTTAAGGTCTTTTGTTTTAATGCCTGATGTAAAAAACTTTACCACACGGGCAAGGTTATTATCTAATAAAGGGTCTTTCTTAACATCTCCTGTTATCTTGACTCCTTTTTGATTGGTTGAAAATGCTTCGTCCAAAGTCCTTATTATATCATCACCCTGCTGCTCATAGGTAGCTACGATATAGTGTTGGTTTTTAAGGACATTCTCTCTTATCGCTCTGCCGTGCTTGGTGGCATCGGCGAACATTTTTATCTTCTCCTCAACGGATTGAGGAGGTGCGTTATGAAGGTCAATATATACCTTTTCAATGGCTTTATACTCAGGTGTATTAAACAAGTCTGTTCCTGAGCCTTTATATTGTGGGTACTCTCCCTCTAATAATAACCGCTTTATTGCCTTATATTGGTGGTTTTGTAAGCTACTGTATGTCATTTGAAGGGCTTTTTTAGCTCCTATGGCTACATAAGGGGCTACGATAGGAAGGGTTGCTCCTATTAAGGCTCCTGATTTAGCAGCGTCCATTGCCTTATCCTGCCCTTGTTCTCTTGATATGAGGTACATACCTCCTGCCCCTGATACAGCTCCTTTTATGACTTCTCCTGTGGTTTTAAAGGCTAGGTTTACAGCTTTGCTCTCCACTGCTGGAATTATCTTTTGTACCGCTTTAGCTCCTGCGATAGTATCTAGTACCTTAGCTCCTGTGGCAAACGGTAATGCCTCTACTCCAAACGCTCCTATCAATCCGCCGACACCTTCAATAGGATATTCTTTGTTTACATCCTTGTTATATTTGTCAATGGCTTTGTTTAAACCGTCAGGTGTGAAGTCATTACCTACTATGTCGAGGATGGTTTGGGCAGCTCCTGTTATAAGGTCAGATGCTTTGTTGGCCGCTCCTTTTATAATATCAGAAGCAATAGGTACATCAGTATAATCTGCTATGGTTTTGGCTGTGTCTCTTACTACCTGTAAGAAATTAAGGGTAGTTGGATGGGTAGTTTCAGCCGTTTTTGTTATCTCCTCTGCCTGTGTCTGCTTTACATCTTCATTATCAAGCTCCTCTAACAACTTAGCATCAAGTGTACCGTCGTCAGCTGGTTCGTTGGGAGTATTGAGGTCAGCTAACAGCTTGTTATCGAACTCACTGTCAGGCTTAACAGGTTCTTGATCTAAATCAAGGTCGCCTGTCGCTGGTGGGAGAACTGTTGCGTTTATCTCCTCTTGATCTAAATCAAGTACATTATCCATTTAAACCTCCTTGTGATAAGTCTGAGTCTGCTCCGAGACTTGACACAAGATCACCTGCTTGACCTTGTATATTTCCCGCTACTCCTGTTTGGTTCTGCATAACTTGTCTTGGATCAACGGTCGGAGCTACAAAACCAAGCTGTTGAGCTATGTTGAAGTAAATTTGAGCTACCTGCTCACTGTTTTTAGTCTTTAGATTTTTAATTTTAAGTCCTATAATGTAAAAATACGCTGCCGGTTGAGCGTTCATCAAGGATTGCCCTGCTACTCCATTTATCAGATTGTCAAGCATAACCGCATCAATAGAGTCTGATCCGTTCATATCTGAGGTATGTACCTCAATGTCAACTTCTATTTCAGACAGGTCTGTTCGAGGGTCATTCTTTCGTCTGATGTTACCGTTCTTATCCGTGTAAGTTTTGGGTATATACCAAACCTCTGAACCTAACTCTACTTTCTCGATAAGCGGAGCGTTAAACTCTATTTGGTATTGTGCATTATACTCATCGGTAAGGGTTACAACCTCATAGGCGTTCTTGTAAATGGTCGTAAAATGAATAATATCCAACATAATATATTTATGCCACTTTTCAAGGTGGTTAAATAGCCTTGTCAAGCTGTTAATGGCAGCATTTTGCTGTAAAGATACCTTTCTACCGCTTGAACTTGCATCACTAAACCCTAAGAAAGCGGGGTTTAACCCTAAGACTTTAAACATAGATGCTTCGGTATCTAAAATCTTCTGTGCCTGTAATTGTGCTTGTGGTTGGAGATTATGTATCATAACCCCGTTTAAATTTTGAACAAACGCCACTTGGTTAGCGGTAAACATAGCATTTTGAAACCTCATCTTCTCTTTATCGGTGGCAAATGTACCTTCTTGGGCTATAACCCTAAAACCGTTCATGAGTCCTTGAAAAGATATAATAGCTTGGTTTAACGCCTTTTGGTTCTCTTTTATGTTCCTAAACTCTCCGTAATACTCTTCTGTCTTACTATCTACCTTGTACTTAACTACTCTGTAAGTAAAAGTGTTGGTTGGGAGGACTTCTCTCGAAAGGATAATATTATCATGCCAAAATATCCTCTCTATTGTATTATCCTCTCTCCTATACTGAGTCTCCATAATGAAAAATCTATCGTTGTCATACCAACTATCATTTTTAAGTCCTATGACATCATCGAACTCACTGTCAAAGCCTTCTACGGCTATATGTCGTGCTTCAAGCTGTTGGAGTTTATCGCTCCCAAACATTCCTCTTATCCATCGTTGCCCTACCCATCTCCACCTATGGATAAACAGGGCATCAGAGTAATCAGGTAATACCGAGTATGGGTCGATCATAACTTGCTTGGATGGTACATAAACAACCTTTATCTCGTTTATTGGTGTACCAAACTCATCTTTTTTACCTGTTGGAGCTACGACATATTCAGTCGCACATAACCCCGATAACAGGCTCTCTAATATAATCTGCCCTTGTATATCGTCAAAATCTGATATTGACTTAACATACTCGATGTGCGATTGATGTGCCATTACTCTATGAGAGTCTGCCTGTCCTCTTGGTTTTAAAATTGCGGTGTTTTGTACTTTGAGGAAATAGCCTTGTATTGCATTGGCTATCTCCATTATGATGTTTTTATATTCTGCCGGTGATCCTCTGCTAAACAGTAGTTTACATTGAGCATCCGTGAAGTGCTTACCGTCGTAAAACTCCCACAACTCAGCCGCCTCGTCTCTGGCTGTTTTGAGAGTATCTTTAGATAGATTAGCTATCCTTATCAGCTCACGGAGGTCAGCTTTAAACTCTATTTTATGGTGTCCTTTATATCCTACCGCTCCTTTTTGTGCGGATGGGTCTGATAAATAGACTCTTGGAGGTGTACCGTGTGATAATGTATTAAGCATTATTTAACCCCTTTTTTGAGTAAATAGGCTTTTAAAGCTTTTTTATCTGCTTTGGTTAAGTCTTTTACCCTTATTTTCCCTGCTCTTAATAAGCCATATATCTTTTTCGTATCGCCGTTAAAGCTATAACCACCTTTATAAGTGGACTCTGCCCCTTTAGGTAGATACATTTTAGCTGTCTCTATTCCGCCTTTCATCTTCATAGCGGTATATTTATATCCTTTATCGTAAAGGGCTTGGACGGCTGCTCTTGTTTTGGTCTCCAAATAGTTAAAGAACTCTCCTAACACAACCGCTCTTTTATCAAAATTTTGCCCGAAACTACCTAATGACTCTTCTCTCCAACCTTGATACTCTTTGTCGGAGACTGCCTGTCCTGAGATTTGTTTAAGGATAAGTCTTAATCCTTTTTTGGCGGTTGAGTCCATTTTATTCCATAAATCCGCTAGATGTGGATCGGATGAACTTAATCGGGTAGCTATCTTATCAAAACTCGGTTCGTTAGCTATAATAGCTAATGATCCACTCTCTGTAATACCCATAGCTGGGATATTAGGTAGATAGTTTTGGATTAATGCTCCTACTTCTTGAACAAAATTAGCTCCTTTTTTAAGTTTACCTATTCTCTCTAGTATATTCATAGATTTAGCTAATAGTTCTGCTACGATCGGATTGGATTTGTTATCTTTATACTCACTTACGAGTCCTATATCCTTCTTCTCGTTCTGGATTTTTTCTTCTCCTTTGAATTGTAGCATAAGGTCTTTACCTGCTTGTTTAGATATAAACTTGGTATAAGGTACTTCTAACGGATTATCTGTACCAAATACCTTTTTGGTAGTAGCCATTATCCTCTTTTCTTTCTCTACATAACTACCTTGACCTATGGACTTACTTCTATCCCTTGTACTCTCAGCGTAATGCTGATTAAACAACTGTTGAATAGTTGCGGGGTCTAGTGTCGTCATACCTGCCATATCGCTTTCTAAGGCTGCTAGAGCTGAAACAACCTTGTCTCTACTGCTTTTACCTTCGATAGCAAGTTTATCTTTTAGCGTGTCAGCTATATCCGCTTTGGATAAGCCTTTTATATACCCGTCAGCGATAAACGATCCTATTCCATTATTTTGGAGTCTAGTCATAAGGTCATCTAGTGCTTTTGTGTTTTTACCTGCCTTTTTCGCTTCTTCTATCGCCTGTTTTGTACCTGCTATGGTCTGAGGGAACATCTTTCCATTTACCTTTATACTCGGTACGGTAAGTTTTTGTTTACCTACATAAATAGCAGTTGGGCTTTTACCTTCGTATTTTATCTCTTTTGTTCCGTCTGCTTTACTTGCCGGAGTTTCTTTTGCAAGGTACTTTTTAACTGCTGATGAGTCCGCTAGGGCTTTGTTTAACCACTTCTCTATTATAACAGCGTTAAGACCTACGCCCTGAGCTTTTGCGTCCTTTATAGCAGCATCCTTTGCAAGTGCTATCTTACCTGCATAGGTGGCTTTTTGGGATTTTGTAGAGTTTGGGTATAACACCGCTGCTAGTTTATTCGGATCAAATCTCCTTGCTCTTAGCGAGTTGTATATTGCCCCGCCTTTCTTAAATGACCCTGCCGGATACATCTCATCTATTTGGTCTTTTAGTGCCTTATACTCTTTACTATCAGCTCCTAAAACCTCTTTTGCTATCATTAAAGAGTCTCTAGCCTCTGTCGGGCTTCCAACAGCGTAATTAACTCCTTTTGCTTCTACGGTCGTTAGTCCTATCTTAACCCCTGATGGGGTAATAAAAGAGGTTTTTGGATGTGTGCTTATTTTACTGTCTTTGGAGTCTAGGTTATATAACTCTTTACCTATTTTAGATTTCAAAGCAGCATGGACTGTTGCGGTATAATTAGAGGTTGATCCTCCGCCTCCGCTACTTGATCGACTTGATCGGCTCCCTTTTCTGTATTTACTATCTAGCTGTTTAAATCGCTCTTTAGCTTCATACAGTTCATTCTGTATCTTCTTTATAGTAGCTTCTGACGCACCGCTATTTAGTGCGTCTTCTAATTTCTTGATAATAGGGGCTGTAAATGCCTTTTCTGCTCCCATAGATAAAGAAAGTTTAGACCCTGCTACATTTGTTTTACCTTTTAAAGTATTTAAAGCATTTTGGAGCTGTTTTATATCCTCTTTTGGAGCATCGTGAGCTATGGCATACAATAAGGCGTTTTTCAGTCTCGTGTCTGCTGACCCCTTGATATTTCCATGTTTATCATAAGTATTTGATGCTTTTATATAGAGGTCTATTTTATTTTTATCTGCCGTTTTGTGATAACCCGTCATAGGGGCAAGGGCTACTAAATCCTCTATACTTCTCTCTAACTCTCCTGTTTTTGGGTCTATATAAGTAAATGTAGCGTACCTTTTACCTAGTGTCTTGGCTACCTCTTCATCCGAAAGTTTTTTGAGTTCCGGATGTTCTTTATCGAACTTATCTCTATGCTCCGCTACATCCCACGCTGAGAGGGTGTTAATGTCTTTTACATCTCCTAACAACTTTGTCGCTTTACCTGCCGGATCAGCTTTTAAGGCAGCCATAAAGTCCTTGCCGTCTCCGGTTTCATAGAACTTTGCAAGTGCATTGTTAACCGTGTTTTTGGTAAGTCCTCTTAATGCTGCTTCCGCTTCTGCTTGTTGACTGTTATCAGCGGTTGTGCCGCCTGATCGACCTCCGCCGCCTCCTGTTCTAGCTCTGGCGGATTGTTGCCCTGCTCTGGCGGATTGTTGATCTTGGAACTGCTGTCTTTTTTGTATCATAGCCATTTCGGCGTTTTCTCTTTCTATTAACTGCCTCTGGTATAGGTTTTCAGCTTGGCTGCCTATCCCTGCTCCAAATGCAAAATCTCCAAATGCCATCTATAACCCCCTAAAATAACTGCGGAGTTTGTTGTCCGCTGTAATATTGTTGTGATACCGGTGTTGTACCAAACATCATTCTACCAAAAGAGGAGTCCGCCCATGACGGATTTGCTGATAACATTGCGTTACCTATTGCTCCACCTAACATTCCACCAAATTGAGCTGAACTCGCTGCTCTTTGCCCATAATATGATCCTAAAGACCGTAACCCTGTTGCATATTGATTAGCTTGTGATGTCATATTACCTAATGCGTTCATTGGATTAGGTTTATGCGAATACGCATACTGACCCATATCCATAAGCGTTTGGGCTTGTTCTAGCGGAGCTGTTGCCTGTATTTCAGCGGCTCTAAGCTGTTTTTGTGTCTCTATTTGAGTCATTAGCGAGGCTTCTATACCGTTACCGGTGTCATAACCTCTCTGAGCTAACATTTTTAATGTATTGTCTTTAGCTTTTTGGATTGACTGCTCTAACTGCGTATTTTTATATTGTGCTGATAGAGTGCTGTCAAACTGCTTAGCAAAATCAGCGATATTATCATCAATAAATCCAAAGGTATCGTACCACTCCTTTTCTTTTTCAAGCTGTCTTTGATACTCCTCTTTATTGAGTTGGAGTGCCTCTTCTTGTACTTTGGTAGCGTTCTCCATATTCTTGTTTTGTTTTTTGGCCGCTCCATAAGAAAGGAGTCCGCCTAATATAGCTCCAAATAATGCCATTATTACCTCCTAGTATTCATATTGATGAGAGGTATAGAACAGCTCTAAGCTATTCAATTCTATATCTTTTCCTCTCAACTCAAACCGCACCTGTGATCCTTTGTTAAGTTGTGCGGGTATAGGCTGTCTCTCTACTATTACTTTATCAGAATGTTTGTTCTTATAGTCATGTGTAGGGTGTTTTTGAGTTAAAACAAGCTTCTCATCGATAAATGTTTTAATTTCAATAAACCCTTTATTTGTATCTGTAATAGAGACATTATATGTTAAAAACTCTTGCCATAATCCTGCTCTATAACCTCCGAATGTCGGAGTGTGATAGATAAACCCCTGCCTTTTATCACATGTAAACAGCTCGTACACCTCACCGTTTTGCGTAGTGGCATACATCTTATCCTCGTAAGTGTACAAATGTACAAACGAGATTGCATTGTGGTAATGTAATGTCCTTGTTCTTATGTTAAACTCATATAACCTGTGCGTAGGTACATGAAGTAACCAATAACTATCTTTCCATAATACACTACTCCATGCTGTGGGGTCGGTGTCTGTTGGAATAGTGCATCTATCCCAACTTTTAGCTGTCAAAGATTGAGAACCAAAACCCATTTGGATTTTTAATCCTTGATAATGTAGCCATAGTACATTGGCATACCTTGTAACTACTGTTGTGGGAGACCTTAAATAACTGTCGTTATCTACTCTTTTAACTACTAAATCCTGACTGACTGTATAGTTATTATAACCATCAAAAACTAACAAAGCGTTTTGAATATGTTGAATATGCTGTATGCTTCTCTCAAATTCTATATATTGAAGCGGCTTCAAAGCGGACGGTTGCCCTTGTTTACTGTAATACAGTCTAGTATCATTACGCCTGAAAAAGAATAGCCTACCCTTTACTATCTCAACCCCTGAGACATCATAAATGCTCGTGTTAAAACTGTCTCTGGTGGATAATTGGGATAATCCTATCATCTTCATTGGGTCGGTTTCTATTGTTATGGTCTCTTGTGTTACAGGAGTGCCATCAGTATTTTTTGTATCTCCTTCATACAACAAATACCAATTAGCTGTTAAAGGTGGGTTATAGTATAACCTATACTTATCAGCTTCGGTATCTGTGGTAAGGTTTATAGTTATATCCTTACTCAAAGCTCCATAATAGGTCTTATCTTTAGTAGGTGCTGACTCTATTGCGGTACAGCTGTTATATAATGTAACTGTGAAAGTGTGTTGGAACTGTCCTTTCAGTACATCCTGCTCCGCTTCTGTTAAAGCCTCTTGTAGTTTTGTATAAAGATAATCTGATGCCGCTGTAACCTCTCCGCTTTCTTTTGCAGCTGTATTTCTTATACGCTCGTAAATATCATTATATAGCTGTCTCCACTCATACGCCCTTTGGCTGTTGGAGTAAACAGGGTCTGACTTTATCCTCTCATTCTCAACATCGATATGGTGGTATAGCGTCGTGGAACTATCCCATTTGGTGGATAATAACTCTCTTGAATTGTTAGCCTTGATATGATTAAACAATCCCTCATAACTGTTTGTAACCACCTTAGTATTATCATAAGGGAATGTACTACCGGTTAAAAAGTCAAAACAAGCTGTCTCACTCTCTTTATAAGTAGTCTCCCACTTAGTGGATGTTGCGGATTTATCCAATACCCCTGATGCAGAGTCTTTAAATCCTTTATATACCTCTAATATAAACTCTGTGCGGGTCTTGACGGACGAAAACAGAGTTTTTTGCTCTTCTGTATCGGTTGAGTCTTCTATTGCCTGTATGTTGCTTATAAGCGTGTTTATAAACGAGGCGGCTTTTGTTGGAGTATTTTGATACTCAATCTCATAATCAGGTGGAAATATATCTTTTATACTACCTAATCCCGCTCTCATCATAGCAAGGGAATAGGTGTGTAGTAACCTACCTGTGGATAAACCTGTGGCGGCTACTGTAAAATCTGTATTATTAAGCATTATAACACTGTTACTTCCATATTCTGCACAATTACAAGTGCTGACTCGTAACTCTCCGCCTGTATAGCGAGTATGGTAAATCTTGTGATTATATACCGCTATATCGAGTGGTGTACTATCTGCTACTACACACTTATTCCCTCTTAATTGATACTCGTATCGATAAGCGAGTTTAGTAGTACCTATTAATTTATGATCTCTAGTCCCTCTCAATGCTCCTCTGTTGTTATCTACATTAACAGCGTGAGGGGAGGCATTAGTGCCTCCTAAATATAAAGGAGATAAGACATTATTCACCGCACCTGTAAACGGGATAAATACTTTCTGTTGTGTTCCTTCCATCTATTTATAATCCTATTTTTGACTGTCGGCTAAATTAGTGAAGTAGGCAGTAATAGACTCACCGTCAGCGTGTGTTGGTTCGATCCATGCTTTGACTTCACCGTCAGCATAGATACTGATATGTATTCCCTCTTTTACAGGGAACTTCCACACCGTGTTTGGTAATGGTCTAAAGCCTTCTGCTACTGTACCTAACAGTTTTACTTTTTTACCATATTCTGATTTGTAGTTCTCTACTTTAAACTTGACACCCCCAAAGCCCATGATTAGCATACCATTAGCTATCTTCCTGATCTTTGCATCTCCCTGTGTAGGGTGATGTGTAACACCTGACTCCAATGTTAAGACTGTCTCAGTGTATGTTACAGGTATCAGCTTTTTAAGTCCTGTCGTAACATCAGTGGTAACTTGTACCATGTCGCCATCAACTATTGTCGGATCAAGTACGATAAGCTGATCTTTAACTTCCTCATACAATGCGACTAGCTTCTTCAATACCTCATCTACTGTTGATTGCTGTAACATGTCTTCTGATGTAGGTATGGTGGAAGCGTTTACCTCTTTCTTGGATATAGTACATATACCCGTTCCGGCGTTATATGTACCTCTTCCCCATGCTATCTCTTCACTACCTATTTTGTACTGAGCCATTATTCGCTCCTATTATCCTCGTTTAGTTGGTTCATCTCAACTCTCAAAGCGTCTAACATTCTCATCTGTGTATTACAAGTGTTCAATGCCTGTTTTAAGTTGATGATGTATGTCGCTACCTTCTCACCTGTAAGTGGCTCACTTGGCACTTTAGGCTCAGGTATAACCTTCGTAGCTTCAGGCTTTATCCTATAATATACCGTCCCACTTGTTATCTTGTGTATTACTACTCTGTCTTTTATCGTTGTTGGCGAGGGGTTTGTACCGCAACCCTCGAATAGTAGAATAGATAACAGTGAGATGACGATTACAATCTTTGATTTTAACATTTGTACCCTTTCTCTTCAATAATTTATTGTAGTACGCAATCTTTCGTCTTAGCGTACGATAATTGATGTTAGCCTTTCTTATGGCAACTGCTTTAGCTCTCAAAGCCTTGTTTAGCTTAGTGTTTAATAGCTTTATCTTCGCCTTAGCCTCTGCGTCAGCTACTTTGTAGCCTTCTATTTCAGCTTGAAGCGATGCTATTACATCATTAGCCTTGTTTAACTCTTCTACCGTAGCTGTCAGATTGGCATCTAATTGTACTATCGTCTTCGCCCTTTGCTCGGATAGATTGTAGTACTTCTTGATAAGATACCCTTCTGCAACTACGCTCAGAAGGAGTGTAATACCCAATATAGGCACTACCCCTATAAATCCTCTTAACTTCATTCTGATCCTTTAATCTCTTATAATGCAACCATATGCGTTTCACATAGGTTACTGTCTCCTTGCTCCTTCTACCTGTTACCTTAGACAGATACAGTCGTACAATAGCCCACTTGGTGGACTTAGCCATGTAAATAGCCTTCCGTACATTGCCGTATCCTGCATTGTAACAGGCTAATGCCAATTCAAATAGGTCTTTCTCGGAGTGAACATGAAAGTTCCTCCACAAAAGCCTACATAAATACCTCATATATTTAAGCTGTGCATCAACTGCATTTCTTGGGTTGTACGGTGTACCTGTAAAGTGCAACTTAGTCCTGCCCCATCTCCATGTGCTTGGCATGAATTGACATAATCCTACTGCACCAGCTTTGCTTACACAAGTTGGGTCAAATAGGCTCTCCTGATATGCCTGTGCCTTAAACTTCAGTGGGTCGCATGGCGGTAACTGCTGTTTCGTACTTGCTATCCAATGCTTGTCATATCCATTGTATGATAGTGGCTTTCTATTCGGGTAATGGTCATCTAACCAATTACCAAAAACCGATGACGATGATAACAACAATAGCAATAATATTGATAGCATACCATTTATACCAAACATTCTTACCCCCTTGCTGTACCATAGTGCTAAAATCAAAATCCTTATCCCAATGTATTCTTAACTTGTATGTTATGAAATATACTGCTAACATTATAACAGTTTTATATAAATGTGTGAACATTTCAGCATTTATAGCGTTAAAGTACTCTATTGCGTGTGTTCCATATCTATATAAAGCTGCTGTTAAACCTATCGCTGTAATGATAAGGAAGTAAGTTAATCCTCTCATTGTTTACCTTTCTTAGTGTTTTATTGTGTACAAGGCAAGTGCGGACAATGCACTACCTACAATGCCCAAAGTCCACATTAACATCTTAACCCTATGCTGTGCGAGTTTGGTGTCAGTAGCTGACTTTAGACCTTCAAGCTCTGCTCTTGCTTCTGCTATCAGCTTGTTAATTGTATCCTGCAAAGCCTCTATTTTATGGTACACATCATCTCTGTCATTGAACAGAGTTTTTAAACGCTCGTCGTGGCGGGTTTGTGTTTCCGCCAGACTTGCTAATCTATCGACCGCTTTAGTTAAGCGATCGATGTTTTGTGTATTACTCTCTGTTAGCCGTATAAGCTCGTTTAACCTATCCTCACTTGCCATGTCGTATTACCTTATCTTGCTACTACAAATGTATCGATGTACATGGTGAACTTTTCACCTGCCACATCAGACGGTGTAAGTCCACCTTCCGGCAACCAGATTTTAATGTCGCCATTGTCATACAGTGTAACAGTTACACCACCTAACATATAAGTAGCGTTCTCCATATAGCCTATCATACCTTTGTAGTACTCTCCTGATGGTGGTACGACTCTCTTCCAATTAGCGTCAGATGTATCAACTGCGGCTATTACTTTATGCCACTTACCATAATCGTGAGCTGCACCGTCAAGTGTAAAGACCATACCGCCTTTGCCACCCAACAGGTGATCTGATATGTCTAAGATAGCGGGTGGTATGCTCGTATCTTTAACAGTTGTACCATTCTTCATCACAAGTGGCACTTCTACAACATCATAATTTCTTGCTATGTTGTCAATCTCATCTTTACTATCGTCCATGTACTCTAATACAAGCTTACCTGTTGTATCGTCGTATTTGAAGTCCTTTACTATTTTATCCGTGATTTCCTTAAGCTTAACTTGCTTCTTGTCCTTATCCGTAACTTCTACACCGTAGTATTTATCACTATCCGGTGCGTCTAATGCCGTAGTTTGTTTAAGACTGTTAGTTACATCTGTCTTGTCTGTGGTTGTGTACTTATAATTAATACTCATCTTAATATCTCCTAATGTGCTACTGTAAATGTATCGAAATAAACGGTGAACTTCTCACCTGCCACATCAGTGGGTGTCAGCCCACCCTCTGGCAGCCATACTTTAATGTTACCGTCATCGTATATGGTGATGGTCACACCACCAAGTACGAACTGATCATTCTCCATGTTACCTATGTTGGCTTTAAGATACCCTGTCTTAGGTATCACAAGTGAAGCATTAGGATCACTCTGATCCACCATAGCTACAACTTTATTCCACTTCCCGTACTGTGAAGTAGCACCGTCAAGCGTGAATTGTAGTCCGCCATAACCTGATATGATGTTGTTAGATACCCACTTAACACCTAAGCCTATCGATGTGTCCTTGATACTTGAACCGTTTATTGGTACAACAGGCACATCAACGGCTACGAGTTTCTCTAACCGTTTGTTAGTGTCGCTCCATACTATTAGATCGCCCTCATTTAAGCCTTCTATCTTTACATTGGCTTTACCTTTAAGGGCTTCCTGTACATTCTCACCACCACACGCAGCTTGTTCCTCTTTCTTGATAGGAATATGCTCGGCGTGTATTGCGGTACATGTACCTGTTCCACACGCTAAACTGTCCTGCGTCTCAGGCTTATCAGCCTGATAGAGGAATAAATCCTCTTTGCATATCGCTAATGACATTTGGAGCCTCCTATATTTTGTGCGAACTTGCTATGTCGCCTATTGTAGATTGTGGTAATATCACACTGTATAGACGACAGTCTTTAATACCACCTTCCATAGTTCCATAGCTGTAATCGGATTTATTAGCACCAGTCCAGCCCTTAAAGGTGAGTGAGCCTTCTGCTGCCGACACTAAAGCTGTTAAATCTGATGTCGCTTGAAGCGTACCGTTACTGTCAAACAGATAACCGTGAACATTACCTCCTCCTATAGGTACAAATCCTACCGTGTACCACTGATTAGGAGACATGAAGTATCCACTGTCCTGTTTGTCATTATCTCTCGTAACAAAATAACCTTTACTGTTAGCTGTATCTACTGCAAAGCCTAACTCTATTGCATCTGCGTATCTCATACCGAGACCTACTCCTTGCATAGCTTCTGCGGCATCGCCGTTCCACATGAAACTGAACACGATAGTCCAGTTATTCTCATCTGCAATAGAAGGGTCATTGTTCCAATTCTGCATTTTGAATGTGCTTCCTGTCCACTCCATAGCACATTCACCACCGATATCAGATTTAAAAGTCCAACCATCACTGTAATCTGTACCGGTAATTAAATCTTTACCATCTTTCTCCATAGGCGCTAACACTACCTCGTTACCTATAGTAGTTGTAGTGCCGAGTTTCTCGATCGTACAACCGGTTGTAGTTGTTCCGCCACTGCTACCGCCACAGCATACATCTTCCCACACATTGTTGTCAGTAGTAGCGTCGGTGCAGACGTACCACTTCTTATTAGTTACATCTATGAACACTGTGTTTGTTCCTGATGCGGGATTTGTTGTAGCCGTTGGTGCGTCAGTACCTAACATGACAACTGCCACATTAGGTATTAGCTCCGCCTTCTTGTTATTCTTGTCCGTTATCTTTATGCCTACTATATCGCCGTCAGCGAGATCATTCCAATTAGTAACCTCTACTGTATTGGCTAACTTAGCGGCATCACTGTTTAAAAACTTCCTATTGATTGACATCTGTATCACCCCCTAACAAAGCTGTCAATTTGTCTAACATATCCATAAGTCTACTTAAAGGCTCTTCAAGTGTAGGATACTTGTGTGAGCTTTGGATAGCTGACATGATAGCGGCAGCTATGCTTATATCTGACGATAATTCGTCTATGTTGTCATAACCTATATTGCTAAGTATAGATGCTATATCCATAGCTTGACCCTCTATACCGTTAAGAATGTCTTGTATAAGATTTGTACGCTCAATGAACTGTGCGTAATTAGGCACATCTTTTATTTTCAGACCTTCGTCAGTGCTTACTAATAATCCGTACACATCTCTTAGTGCATTAAACTCATCAGGCACACCTAAACTTGTGGAGTTAAACAGTGTGGGGCGTAGTGCTTCACTACTGCCCTTTAGTTGTTCTAATAGCTGTGCTACACTGCTTATATCTGCTTTATTTGTAATAAACATTGCTTATCCTTATTCTGCTTCTACTCTATCTTTAAGTCCTTGCAATAAAGCCCCTACTCTTGCAAATCCTCCTACAATAGCGTTATACTGCCCTGCTTTGTTAATGGACGCTACGAGTTGAGACAGTAAAGCACCGTCGCTATCCAAGTTAGTAACATTATCGTAACCCAAAGTTTGCAATAGCTGTGTGTAAGAGAAACCCTCCTCGACATCTGCGCCGTCTTCAATATCTGTTAAAAGGTTTTGAAGTTGGATTTCATAAACTATATCCTTACTTAGGTTTAGAGTATAGATGTCCTCTACTTCATCATACGATAGAAGCCCATACTTATTAAGGAGGGCATCGAATATTTCTTGACCCTCGCCCTCTTTAATTCCCTCTAACAGCTCAACTGTTATGTTGTTTGCTTTGTCTCCGTTTTGGATGTCGCTTTTTAATTGTGCCAATGCCTCAATTACTTGATTGTCAGTTATCGCTTTCATGTGTTATCTCCTTATAGTTTAATTATCCCAACTGTGGGGTTAGCCCGTATGCTCTCGTGCCGTACTTAAAGTTAATGTAACCTGCCTCGTACAACCTCTTAGCCCAAGCTCCTCTTTGTGCGCCGTCTTCCATGCCGTTCGCATTGTTACCGCTAACAGGAACATAGACTCTAATCTCGCTAAGTGTTGCGTTTGAATACATAGTGCCGTTAACAGAGCCTCCTACAATGGTTAAATAACCGTTGTACTGTGCATCGTATGAGCTTATATTGCCTTTGTACACGCCGTCCACATAAACTCTCGTCTTTAGATCAGACGTGTCATGCAGCAAGCAGATGTGGTGTGGCGCACTTGTGAACTTAGATTGGTCAAGGCTCACATATCCACCATTGTTGTGTCCGTTTTCAAAGGACACCCAAAACTTATCTGTAGTTCTCCAACCTACAACCAAACAATCATTGTTTGAGTCTGAAGTTGAAAAGCTACCTAAGAAGTAGTTTTGGTCTAAGTTCTCAGGCTGTACCCAAAACGAGATTATCCAGTCTCGTTTACCTAACCACACCCCATTTGAATTGTTGTACGCTTTAAGGTAATTCTTCCATGCTCTTCTGGCGAACCAACCGGTTTGGTTCCACGAAGCGCCCTTCCTCCAAACGAATGTTCCAGCTGACATCTTCTGTTGCATCCACTCTTTGTTTTTAGTTACCTCTTTCACAATACCGTCTAACGGCAAGTATAATGTTTCAGTCCAAGAAGAGTGTCTCAACACATTGTACACACTCGGAACCATACCTGTCGTTGTGTTAATGTAATTCTTACCTACTATAGCAACCTCATCTCTCGCCATCCACATAAAGGTGTAACCGTCCATGTAGCCTGATAATCTGATGTCTCCACCTGCTTGTAGGCAGTTACAACCGTCAATAAAACTAACTACCGTGTTAAATGTCAAGCCGTCATTGAATACCATGAAAGTATGACCAATCAAATGGTCTTGACTTCCATCACTTGGTAGTGGTCGCATATTGGCTTTCTTCACTCCGTTGTTAGTGAAATAAAACACCGGAGCAAGATTAACATGCCCGTTTGTGCCACTGATAGTATTCTCGCCAGTAATCGCTACCTTCTTAAAGCCTTGTGTGGCATTGTGATACATTGGATAGAATGTTCTTGCTTGTGGTAAGTCACCTTTCCACTCTAAAACATTAGAGTTGTTCATCACAAGCTTAGCGCTCTTAGTGTCATCGTCATACTCTACAATGTTCTTGTCGTACACATACATCCAAGCGGTTTGACCGTTTGTTCTCATGTAAAAGCCTCTGTGTTTACCGCCTTTAGCTTTATCTACCCATGCGTACTCCACCTCTGCTTTACATTCATCTGTTGGAAGATCATCGGGGAACTCATACACATTTTTAAATCTGTAACGCGCCTTGTAATCTCCTATTGCTGCTGCTAACT